TACAAACAAAATACGTCTTCAAAACGATATTAATTTTGAAATTAATAAATAATGGCTAGACAAAAAAAATTAGACAAGACTTATATGGCTATCGCATATGACATTAGCCTATTAAGTGTTAGTCACAGACGTGCTGTAGGATCCGTTATTGTTAAGAATAACAACATATTATCTTTTGGTTTTAATGGTACTCCGTCTGGTATGGATAATAAATGTGAAAACACAATTACTGGCTTAACATTGCCACATGTTCTACACGCAGAATCAAATGCAATAGCCAAAGTAGCTCAGTCTACTCAATCTAGTAGTGGTGCTGTGCTATACACTACGTTGTCACCGTGTATGGAATGTGCAAAGCTTATTATTCAAGCAGGTATAATCAGAGTAGTATATAGTGATGTATATAAAAATACTGATGGTTTAACGTTATTAAAAGAATGTAATGTAATAATAGATGTAATATGAGAAGATTTGATAAATACAGAACTAATTTAGTTCTACATGATGATAAAATATACAGTTACAATACGTGTGTGGCTATAATAGATGGCAAGTACTTAAAACAATTAGGTGATTGGTCACGTACTACACAAAAGCATATAAATTATGCAGCAGAACAATTAAATTTAGAGTTAAAAAAATTAATAAAATCGTAATATGACTGAAAAAGAAATGGTTAAGTTGACAAAAATGATTGTAGATGCATTAGTTGATATGCAAAAAGAGATTGATGATCAATTTATAGAAACTGTAATAGAAAAACAAAAAGATAGTGATTTTGAAGTAAGATTTGATTCAGTAGATACTGAAAAAGTAGAAGATAATTATTCTAATATACAAGAACTAGAAGACAGGGTACAAGCATTGTATGATGTAAAACAAAAGCTAGTTGATGCAGAAAAATATGAATTAGCTGCTGATATACAAAAAACCATTGCTGAATTAAAAATTAGAATAAAAAATGAAAAATAAAAGAGTTAGAAGTCACATTAGATATATGATGTGTCGTGTATACGACTTGAAGTATAATATACTAAATGACGCATTGGAATTAAAAGTTGATTCTAATAAGATATTTTTATTTAAAAAATATAATAGGAGACTAAAATTATTAAAACTGTGACAATAGCATATTAAGATAGACTAGTAACAGGCTTATGTCATACAATAGAAACATAGAATACTTAAACAATAATAGAATAATCTATAGAAGATTACCTACTACTGATATACCTACAAAAGTCTTTGACTGGGGTTATTATTATGAGTTTGGTACATACCAATGCTATGACTTGTTCAAGAATGAAGCTAAAATAAATACTTTTAGATCATTGAAATGGCACATGTTAGTTATATGGTATTTAAACTCTGATCTTAATCAAGATGTATTCGAGAGTATATCAAAATTTATTTCTGATAAAATGAATGGATTTGTTACATTTACAATATCTGAACAAGTTCTTAGAGATATGATATACGAAGTTAGCATGTACGATTTAGAAGTACAGCCTAAAAATAAACTTCGTAAGATAATTTTTAAACCTTTCTGCGGTCTTACTAAAGAACAAAAACTACAAATAGTAGGTAAGATGATAGGTAGGAGTAAAAGTATTCATCAGGATGATATATATCAGTGCATGTTAGAAATAAATGACAATGGTAAAAAAATAACTATAAGTGCTTTAGCACGATTACTTAGTTGCAGTAGCAGAACCATTCATAGAAACATAGGCAATGAACTGAAAAAAGAAAAAGAATTGTTGAACCAAGAATTATGGTCAGACAAAACTTAATTATGTTACTAAATGAAAAATTATAATGTACAAAATTACATTCGGTATAAAAAAGACTTAGTAGAGTCTATGCCAGATCCAAAGTTATGGATGGAATATGAAAGAGATGAATTAATAGTAAAGTTTCTACCTTTAGTAGAAAATTTAGCACGTAAGTTTCCTACGTCACAGCAATCTATTGGAGTATTAAGTATTAATGACTTGATCCAAATAGGAGCAGAAGCTCTAGTAAGAGCCGTAGACAAAATAGACTATAGGCGTTTAAATGATTCAGATGACATCGAAAAGACATTAAAGTCCTTCTTATCAAAACGAATAAAAGGGGCCATTAGACGACGTATAGACATCAATAGGGGGGATATAAAAATACCCGAACATAAACGAAATGAAATGCGTAAGAATCCTAATGATAAAAAAATGGTTGAAATGTTCTTTAATTCTATATTCCTTAGCATTGACAGTGTTACTACCGATGGTAATGGTGAAACATTATACCATAATATTATAGACGACTCTGAGCCATATAATATTGCAATACTTAATTCTTATTTAACTGGAATAATGAATAAACATCTATCTGGTAATGAGTATGAGGTATTAAGATTATCTTATGGCTTAGATTGTGAAAAGCATTCTGCTAAAGAAATAGCTAGCATATTAGGCTTAAATGGTACTAGTAATCATATAAGAGTCTCTGAATTAAAAAAGCAAGCTGTTGAATCTTTAATAGAAAAGGTAGATCATTCGCAAGTGATCGATTATTTGTAAATAATTAAATTATATATATATGAGTAAAATTAATGAAAAGCTGGCAACAGTTCAAACAAAGTTTAAATCAAAAAAAAGTAGATTTAACTCATTCGGTAAGTATTACTTCAGAAGTGCTGAAGATATTTTAGAAGCTACAAAACCCTTCTTATTAGAATTAGGTGTATCAGTAACTATTAATGAAAAGTTAGTTAGTTATGAGCCTATACCTATACTAGAAACAACAGCAACAATAAGTGATGGCGTAGATGCTATACATGCGACAGCTGTAGTTGGTATTGATCTTAATCAAAAGGGTATGCAAACTCCTCAGCAATTTGGAAGTGCATCATCTTATGCTAAGAAATATGCTCTTGGTAATCTATTTTTAATAGATGATACAGCTGATAGTGATGCTAGTAATGATCACGGAGCATCAGCAAAGACTACACTGACGTCTAAAACTGATCCTGCGTATCATAAAGCAGTTGATTACATAAAATCAGGTGGTAAGGTTTCAGCTATAAAATCTAAGTATAAGCTTTCTAAAGATATAGAAACAGAACTTAATACATTGTAATATGACTAAGTATAAAAAAGAACTTGAGAGGTTAAAAAATGATGAAGATTATTACGGTTCGTTTGGAAAACAGTATCTTAGCAATTCAGATATATCAAAATTACTAACAAATCCGTTATCACTACGTGAGCCACAAGAAAGTATACCAGCATTTTTAGTTGGTGGTTATTTTCATACAGCGATCTTAGAGCCTGATAAACTTAAGAAGTTTAAGATTATTGAAGCAAGCACTAGAAATACAAAGATATATAAAGAAATATCTGGAGGTGAGATGTGCTTATTAAAAAGTGAAGTAGATAAGCTTGAAGTAATGATTGACACTGTTATGTCTAACGATGTATGCAAAAACCTAATAAGAGGTGCTAACGTAGAATACGAAGTACCAGGAATAAAAGAAATAGAGGGTGAGCTATGGAAAGGTAAGGCAGATATAATTAATCACGATGAAAAGTTAATTATTGATCTAAAAACTACAGCTGATATTGCTAAGTTTAAATACTCAGCGACAAAGTATAACTATGACAGTCAGGCATATGTATACAGAAAGTTGTTTGGCTATGACTTAATATTCATAGTTATAGACAAAAGCACAAATCAAATAGGTCTGTTTGACTGTTCACCTGAATTTTATGCTCGCGGAGCAGATAAGGTTAAAAGAGCAGTTGCTCAGTACCAATTATTTTTTAAAACAAAGGACTTTGATCCTAAACAATTTTTTATTAACCGTACTCTATAGTACACAAACACAATTACATTATGGCTAGTATTATTAAGGCAAACATTAATTTGAATGACATCCCTAAAGAAAAGATCTATAAGGGAAAAAAAGGTTCGTACCTACCTATCGTTATTACATTGAATGATGATTTAGATAACTATGGTAATCAAGGACCAGTTATAGTTGAGCAATCTAAAGATGAGCGCGATGCTAAAGCTAGTAAGGTTTATTTAGGCAACGTTAAAGTTGTATGGACAAATGGTAATAACGTGTCAGCAGCACCTAGAGAAGACAGCAATGCTCCTCGAGCAACTGCAGCAGCGGCACCAGCAGCTAGCGATGATCTACCGTTTTAAAATAACTTAAATTAAATACACATACCTATGCAGATAGAGACTACGGAAATAAATGGTTTCCAAATAGATAAATTTAATATATATTCCTTAGAAGAAGGTAAAACACAGGGGACTTGTCCCTTGTGTTCTTCCGATAGGAAAGATAAAAATCAAAAAGCTAAATGCGCTTCCTACGATTGGGAACGCGGTCTTGGTACTTGTCACAACTGTAATACTAGTTTTCAACTACATACTTACCAACGTAAGGGTGCTTCTGAAAAAGTATATACTAGACCTCAAACTATAGCTTCTAATAAAATACACACAACCAAAGTTGAAGAATGGTTCTCAGACAGAGGTATATCTAGTAAGACACTCAAAGACCTACACGTAAGTGAAGGTCAAGAGTTTATGCCTCAAACAGGTAAGAACGAAAATGCAATACAGTTCAACTACTTTATGGGTGATCAATTGATCAATATAAAGTATCGTGACGGTCGCAAAAACTTTAAATTATATAAAGGTGCTGAGAAGATATTCTATAATATTAATAGTGTTGTAGGATATAATAACTGTATTATTGTTGAAGGTGAAATGGATGTGCTTGCACTTCATGAGGCCGGAATTAAAAATGCGATTTCAGTTCCAAATGGAGCAACATTAAACACTAATAACTTAGACTACTTAGATAATTGTATTGATTATCTTGAGGATAAAGAGAAAATTATATTAGCAGTTGACTCTGATCCTGCTGGCCAAGCACTTCAAAGAGAACTAGTTAGAAGGCTAGGTGCTGAGGTATGCTACATTGCTACGTTTGACGACTGTAAAGATGCAAACGAATACTTAATTAAATATGGTAAAGAAAAACTTAGCAGTAGAATAAATGGATCAAAGCCAGTTCCACTAGAAAACGTTACAACATTTAGAGATATAGAAGATGAAGTTACTGACTTCGTTAGGAATGGATTTAAAAAAGGGTTTCAAATTGGATTAGAAAACTTTGATAATATATTCTCTACGTATACAGGTCAGTTTATAACTGTTACTGGTATACCTTCATCTGGTAAATCAGACTTCGTAGACCAAATGGTTGTTGGTTATAATAAGAATTATGGCTGGAAGACTGCCTTTGCATCTCCAGAGAACGCACCAACATATCTACATGCACATAAGCTAATGCGTAAGACATGGCAGGGTATGCCTACTAAAGAAGATATAGATGGAGACCAATGGAATACTATAGCTGATCATTGCAATAGTAGTTACTTTCATATAGACATGGAACGATATACCTTAGAGTCTGTACTACGTAAAGGCGCTGAGCTGGTCAAGCGTAAAGGTATTAAATGCCTTGTAATTGATCCATTTAATAAGGTAAGAGATGTTGATTGCAAGACTGAAGATGTAAATCGATATACTATGGAGTATTTAACTAAGATAGAATCTTTTGCAAAGAAGTATGATGTACTAGTATTCATAGTTGCTCACCCTACTAAAATGTATAAAGACAAAGACGGAAAAATTGAAGAGCCTACTATGTATAATATTAAAGGTGGCGGTGAATGGTATGATGCAAGCTACCACGGTATACTAGTTCACAGAGACTACGATGCTAAGACTGTCAAGGCTAAGGTTCTTAAGGTTAAGTTTCAAAACTTAGGAGAGAACGGTGCTGAAGCTAATTTTACATGGGAACCTAAATCAGGATGCTTTATACCTCACGTGTCTGATTCAATAGTAAATGAGATTATGCCTTGGGAAGCATAATGAAAACTAGTAGTAAGCAATGGAAAATGGGTACTTATATGCCTACTAATCACGAGTATGCCGCTAGTAAATGGTGCATGAATAATAATATAACTATATATCCAGTTGCAGATATTAGTGGCAAGTGGTATATAGAAATAAATATAAGTGGTAAAAAAAACAAATCACCTAATTTATACGGTAAAGATATTATTTGGAAACAGTTACACGAATATTACGCATACTACTACGATAAGTATAAAAAGTCAACTATATTTGTAAATTAATAATATGAGAAATAAATTTAAAAACGCTGATGAAGCTTATACCTACCTAATGGATAGGATTATAACTGAAGGTGTAGATTTCGACAATACAAAAGCTTTATTTAATGTTGGGTTCACTATAGAAGACCCACTGGATAATGCTATACACTCTGCTGATCGAGCATGGAATGAAAAGTATGCGGAAGCAGAATGGCAGTGGTATTTAACTGGTGAACCTAATGTAAAAGCACTAGGTCTTATATACGGTAAAATACCTAAGATATGGCAGAGCATGTGTGATAAATTTGGCGTAGTTAATTCTAACTATGGTTACCAATGGCAAAGAAAAAGTATGAATGTATCACAGTTAGATCATGTGGTTAATCTACTAAAAAATAATCCTAATACTAGAAAAGCTGCTATAAGTATATACGATGGCAAAGAGGCTTGCAAGTATACTAAAGATACTCCTTGCACATACGCGATTCAATTTACAGTATTAAATGATAGACTTAACATGTCTGTCTATATGCGTTCTAATGACATCTGGTACGGTTTCTGCAATGATCAATACTGTTTTTCATTATTGCAAGGTTTGGTATCTAAAATGACCGGATATGCAGTAGGAACTTATTACCATCACGCACATAACTTACATTTGTATAACAATAAACTATAGTAATATGAAATACTACTTATATCACATTAAAGGCAAGAAGATAGGCGTAACGTCAAACCCAGAAAAAAGGATACATAAGCAACAAGGCTATAAGCCTGGTGAATATGAGATAGTATTAGAAACTACCGATATAGATCATGTGTCTAGATTAGAAGTAGAATTACAAAAAAAATATAACTATAAGGTTGATCAACAGCTTTATAAAAACTTAAAAAATAAAAATGATATGAAAGTAAATGTAACAGAACAAACTACAACATTTGATGTTCCAGTAAGTAAGTTAAAAGGAAGATTAATGGATATTATGGGGTTGTCATGGGAAACACACTTAGGAGAGTTTGAATTAACTATAGATAAAATACCTTGGATCATGAAGAATACTAATACTTCAATGTATAATAACAATAGGTGTTTTATATATAACAAAGCGTTTCACGAAGAATTTTACGCAAATAAAACTACAGAATACCATGAGCTTAATATTTATGATTTAATTAGAGATTGGGCTACCGAAAAAGGTATATACAAGTCTGGTGATGCTAAAACTCAATATGTCAAGCTTATGGAAGAGGCTGGTGAATTAGCTCAAGCTATACTTAAGAATGATGAACCTGAGGTTATTGATGCAATTGGTGATATGGTTGTTGTTTTAACCAACCTAGCAAAACTAAGAGGTCATAATATTGAAGACTGTATATCTTCTGCTTATGATGTAATAAAATCTAGAACTGGTAAAATGGTTGATGGTACATTTCAAAAAGACTAAAAATGAAAATAAAAACAAAAGACGAGATAGTACTTAAAGTACTTAAGAAGATGGATGATCGTAGTATTATTGGTCAAGAAAAATATGGCGCTACTATGATGCAAGAAATAGTTGGTGAAAAAAAAGATCTTGATAGATTTTTAATTGATGTACAAGAAGAATTAATGGATTCGTTATTGTATATTGAAGCCGCCAGACAATGCATAAAAAACAATACAGTATGAAAGTATTAATCAGTGGTATGTTAGGAATGGCGGTGTTGATTGCAATAACATCAGTATTCTTTTTATGGGAAGAATACAAAAGAAGAAATAATGAAAACTAAATTTAAAAGAAAGAAAGGTCCAGTAAGATCAAAGAAGGTATCATATGATGGTATCGACTTTGCGTCTGGCCTTGAGAAGTATATGTACATAGCTCTAAGGAAGGCTAAGATAAAGTTTACTTATGAGTTAAGGTCGTTTGAGTTATTACCTTCGTTTAGCTTTAATCAAGACTGTTATGAGCGACAAGCAAATGGCAAGGGTGATTACAAGAACAGGGGCAACAAGAAGATCTTAGGTATAAAATATACCCCAGATTTCGAAGGTGAGAACTTTATAATAGAAACGAAGGGTAGGGCTAATGAATCCTTTCCAATGAGATATAAGTTGTTTAAGAATTTAATAGCAAATACACATCCAGATACAGTACTTTATAAACCACAAAATCAAAAGGAATGCGACATAACAGTCGAGTTAATACTCGAGCACAAAAATCAGTAGCTCGTAAAAAATATGCCGAACGTCAGCTTGATAAATGGTGTAAGTGGAGCTTTAATAACAGGGGTAAGATACTGTTAAAGGAATTAATAGATAAACAAAAAGAATTGAATTATTAATAAACTAAATAAAATACCACAAAAGCAATGTTTTATATACGTTGTTATGTGGCGTTAAATTATGAAAGCAATATTTGAAAGTAATAATCCAACTGAAATAAAGAGATTTTCTAAATGTAATGATATGGCTTGTTTTATATGGGAGCTTGTACATAATGGATGGCGTGAATTTAAACACACAGATTATGAATATGAAAAGGCTTGGACTAAAATACAAGAACTTTTAAATGAACATAATATTAATATAGACGATTTGGTTGAGTAATATCACATAACGGTTTGTGTATAAGAGTAGTTTGATACGATAAGACACGAAAATATACGATAGTGATACAATAAAATTACTTATACACTTTGTTATAGGTATGTAAAATTTACGGAATATGAATAAAGAATATAATTATTGGAAAGGAATAGTGGTTGGATTTGCAGTAAGCACAATTGTTTGGTGTACTTTATGGACATTTGTTATTGGAAAAACATATAAGGTTCACAAACAAGAACTTGATTATATAATAGAAAAACACCAAAATAAAAATAAATAAAAACTATGTCATTATTTACACCTAGATTAGCTTACAAACCATTTGAATACCCCGAATATTATACGGAGGGCTGGTTGAAGCAAGCACAAGCATTCTGGCTACATACAGAAATTAGCATGTCAGGAGACGTTAAGGACTGGAATGAGAACCTCACGGATAAAGAAAAGAATCTAGTAGGAAATATCCTATTAGGATTTGCTCAGACTGAATGTGCAGTTTCAGACTACTGGACTAACAAGGTAACTCACTGGTTTCCAAAGCATGAGATACAGCAGATGGCTATGATGTTCGGTTCTCAAGAAACAGTACACGCTGTAGCATATAGCTATTTAAACGAAACATTAAAATTAGAAAATTATGAAGCTTTCTTACATCAGCCGGCAACGGCTAATAGGTTTAATAATCTTATGGCTTATGACGGAAATAGCCGTACTGGTATTGCTACATCACTTGCTATCTTTTCAGCCTTTGCTGAGGGCGTTAGCTTATACAGCGCTTTTGCTGTTTTGTATTCTTTCCAGTTACGTAATATGCTTAAAGGTATTGGACAACAAATGAAATGGTCTGTGCGCGATGAATCACTGCATAGTAAGATGGGTTGTAAATTATTTAACCAGATGTGTGAAGAGGATGTACACTTAAGAGTTTTAGTTAAGGATGACGTTATAGAGGCAGCTAAAATTATGGTTGAGTTAGAACTAAACTACATTGATAAAATGTTCGAGATGGGTGACATTGAAGGAATGTCTTCTACTGATTTAAAAAACTTTATAAAGAAAAGAACAAATGAAAAGCTATATGAAATTGGTTATACAGATCTTGGTAGTTATTTTTCTTTTGATGAGGAAAGTGCTAAGAAATTGGATTGGTTTTACCATCTTACTGGTGGTCACACCCATACTGATTTTTTTGCTATTCGTTCGACAGACTATAGTAAAGCGGGTGAAGGAGAAGATTTTGAGGATATTTGGTAGTAATACCAATGAACTATAAATGATTCATTAGCTATCATTTTGGCTGTTAATGAACTATAAATGATTCATTATATCGAATTATAATTACTATGAAAGACTTTAAATTATTTTTAAAAGAACTTAAAATTACAGAAAAAGAAATGATGGCTTGGATGAAATACCAAGATATTGATAACTTAATAGAAATAGAAAGTTCTTTTTACTATAAGAAAAAATCTAAAATTAATGGCTTAGGAATTTTTGCAAATAAAAATTTTAATAAATTTGATATTATAGGAGCAGTTATAATGGATGATAAAAGAACAACATTAGCTAGATGGGTAAACCACAGTAGAAATGGTAATGTAGAATTTGTGCCTTATAATAATAAAGAATATTCTATGATTAGTAAAATTTGCATTGCAAAAAGAAATATAAAAAAAAATACAGAATTAAAAGTAAATTATAGAAACGTTAATAAAGTAATATGAAAGAGAGTACATTAATTGAAATGCAGAAGAAGATCGATTCCTTAACTAGAGTAGTTCAAGGTCTAATAAATGAAATTAATAGTATAAAAGATTTTTCTATAGGAACTATAGAGACAATGAAACTAATGCCTGATTATGATGAAGCAATTGAGAAGCTTAAGCAAAAGATTATTAAAGAGTCTGGTGAAGCCGAAGAGGTTGACTCCAGTAGAAAGACTTTCGAGTAGGTTGGGATATATGGGGACAGCATTCGCAATGGTGAGTCCCCATCTACTTCCAGATAAAATAGGGATGATTACCTATGTTATAGCTGGGGTTATATGTATACCTCAAGTATTTGTAGCAAAACAATGGAACTTAGTATTAATTAACTTAAACGTAGCAATAGCCTACGCAATATTATATTTATCATAATGTGGAATGAAAATTGGATTAAAGGAGAGGATTTTCCTGAGTGGGGAGATACAGATGTTTATAAGAAGACCATATCAGGTGGTTATTTATTTGATGGGGAAACGCCAAAGGAGGCATACCATAGAGTGGCTAAGACAATTGCAAGAAGATTATACAAGCCAGAGATGGCTGACACTTTTTTCGAATATATTTGGAAAGGCTGGTTATGTCTTGCCAGTCCTGTTCTTTCAAATGTCGGTACTGACAGGGGTCTTCCTATTAGTTGCTTTGGTATTGATGTTGCTGATTCAATTCAAGACATAGGTCAGAAGAATCTTGAGATGATGCTGCTTGCAAAGCATGGAGGTGGAGTAGGTATTGGTATCAATCAGATAAGACCTGCTGGAACTAAGATTACTGGTAACGGAACGTCTGATGGTGTCGTACCATTCTGTAAGATATATGACTCAACTATTCTTGCTACGAATCAAGGCTCAGTAAGACGAGGCGCAGCTTCAGTCAATATCAATATTGAGCATGGTGATTTTGAGGACTGGCTTGAAATAAGAGAACCAAAGGGAGACGTTAATAGACAGTCACTTAACCTTCACCAATGTGCTATAGTTGGAGATAAGTTTATGCGTAAGCTAGAGCAAGGTGATCCAGAGGCTAGAAGAAAATGGTCTAACCTTCTTAGAAAGCGTAAGGCTACTGGAGAACCTTATGTTATGTTCAAGGGAAATATTAATAAAGCAAATCCACCGGCATATAAAGATAACGGGCTAAAGGTTCATATGACTAATATATGTTCTGAGATAACCTTACATACTGATGAAAATCATAGTTTTGTTTGTTGTTTATCTTCTTTAAATCTAGCGAAATACGAAGAGTGGAAGGATACAAACTTAATTTATGACGCTACTTTCTTTTTAGATGGCGTCATGGAGGAGTTTATTCAGAAGGCTAAAGGTCTTAGGGGATTTGAGAACGCAGTACGTTCAGCTCAGAAAGGTAGAGCTATTGGCTTAGGCGTTTTAGGGTGGCATACTTACTTGCAAGAGAAAGGTATTCCGTTCGAGGGTTTACTTGCACAGTTCGAGACTCGTAAGATATTCTCTCAGATTAAGATTGAAAGTGAGAGAGCTTCAATGGCATTAGCAGAAATATATGGTGAGCCATTATGGTGTGTCGGTACAGGAATGCGCAACACGCACCTAAGGGCAATTGCTCCAACAGTATCAAACTCTAAATTGTCTGGGGATATATCACCAGGGATCGAACCTTGGGCTGCAAATGTATTTACTGATCAATCTGCTAAAGGAACGTTTATACGCCGTAATAAGAGCTTAGAACAGGCCTTAGAAGACATAGGACTAAACAATGATTCTATTTGGGACAAGATACTTAGAGATGGCGGTTCAATTCAAGGTGTAGATGAATTAAATGATATACTAATAGGGGATTGGGATATGCCTATCAAGGAGGTTTATAAAACCTTTAAAGAGATTAATCAATTAGAGTTAGTTAATCAGGCAGGCATACGCCAGCAGTACATTGACCAGTCTGTTAGTTTAAACTTAGCGTTTCCCTCAGAGGCAACACCTAAGTGGATTAACACTGTTCATTATGAAGCTTGGAAGAAAGGTATCAAGACATTGTATTATGTTCGCACAGAGTCTGTGCTTAGAGGTGATATTGCTGCTAATGCAATGGACCCTGATTGCTTGAGCTGTGACGGCTAACTATGCTATACACTTGTATTAAAAAAGGGGAAGCTATGATGGCCTCCCCTTTTTTGGTTACAGGAACTTTAGGTATGGTACGCCTAATTATCTGTGTTCCTTATTTTCCACATTCTTTACCAGTAGATACATTAACCCAGTTCTCTTTTTGAAACCAGTCTCTTAATGTTGCGCCCTTCTTTCTTGCGCCCTTAACATTACTCTTAGATGACCTTTGTCTCTTTCCGCTTTGTCCAGCGCTTTTCTTTGCATTTACAACACTTGCTTTCTCAGAAGAGCTCATCGACTTAACCTTAGCCGCAGGTAGACATACCTTCGTTGTTCCACCACCTTTTGTTTTACTCTTCATCTTAGGTCCTCCAGCCTTAGTACATCTAACTCCATACCCTGAAGCATATGCACTAGGCCATACCTTGTATTTTCTTTTAGCTGCAGCTTTACATGCTGGTGATATTTTTCCCATAGTATTATTTCCAAATTATTTTTTTATCCTGTCTTCTCTTTCTTACTCTTTCCTTGGTTTGTCTAAACGTAGCCTTGTCTCCTTTCTTTTCAATCAAACCTAATGACCACTTATCCCAACCAGCAAGTAATGCAACTCTTTGCCACATTTCGATCTCTTGTGTCGATGCTGTCATTACATGATCCATTTTCTTAATTAATCTATCCATAGGTACGTTTGTAGCAAAAGATACTACACTGCCAGAAGCTAATAGTGCTGGATTGTCATATGAAAATCCCTTCTCTTTTATTTCATCCATGTTATAAGAAACAGTGTTACCAGCAGTTCTTAGTTTTTGAATCTTACTAGATAGCGGTGGTGACAACTTAACAGCTTCCCATGCAATATCAGCGTAATCAGGCCGTTTCTTTTCTGACTGCTCTATTATTTTTAAAATAACATTCTTGCCTATAGATACTCCAGCACCAACAAAACCAGTACCTCTTAATATAGAATCTACCATACCATTAAGAACTCTTACTGTTTTTGCGTTCTCTTCATCATCACCATCTGTATCACCAAATGCTAAGCTAAATATCGCGGCTTGCAAGGCATTAAATAGTAAATTCTGAGCAACACCATAATATATTATCTTAGAAATATGTTCCTTTGGGTTGCCACGGCCATTCTTAAGGTCTAGAATTGCCTTTTTCATTAGTCTTGCATATTGTGCTGGCGTATTTGCAAAAGCCAGTAGAACACGTCCCATTGGCCCAGCTTGTTGTTGACTAATTTTATCTGGTCTACTAGACTGCTGTGATTCTTCTGCTGTCTCTCTAAAATCACGGAATGCTTGTTTTTCTGCTTCCTTCAGGTCCATACCACCAGCTACTAGCGAGTTTATTCTATTTCTATAGAATGCAGCACCACCAGAAGCAATTGCAAAACTATCTGCTTGCTTTGTAGGGTAGAATCCTGCTTGCAATATCTTACTAACAGCACCTGCCATACCACCTTCTTTAGCCAAATCAGCTATTTCAGAATCAGTAACTTCCATTTTCATACCTCCACGTCTTTCAACTAAGAAGTCAGAATTAAAAAGTGTTTTAAAATCGGCGGTATATTGCTTTATATCTGCAAATGCTCTGCCTGCGGCTAAAACATTGTTATCACTCCAGTTTATAAAGTTAACAGCTGATATTGTTTGTAGTAACGCAGATCGCATGTTAAGAAACATAATTGCACCAACAGAACCATTGATCCAATTTAAAAACTTTGAAGTAGCACGATCTTTAGTAGCAATACGATTTCTACCAGTCTTCATTCTATTTAACATGTTATCTAATGCTATTACATATCCTTTTCCAAATTCAGATTCTAGTTTGTTTTTATTTTCTTTAGAAAATATAATATCAACATTGTCTTGCCATTTCTTTAAGTACTTGTTTCTAACGCCAGTGTTTAAAGCTGCTAATAAGTCTGTTTCTATGGAACCACCTCTCCAGCTATTTGTTGGAGGTTGCCACTGATCAACACCTTGGCTCTTTTGAAGTTTCTTTAATGTAACTGCAAATGTCATTAATGTTGGGTCACTATTCATAAACTTAGCAACCTCTCTTAAGTCTCTAGCATCAACACCAGGTATCTTATCTCCTTGCGATCTCCATATATGTATTCTTAAGGCCTGTTCTTTGGTAAAAATAGAACCAGGTACTTGCTTTTTCAAGTCTTTAGGAACTACCTTTAAATGATCCTTAAGCACTTTAAACTGATGCATTAATGTAGTTCTTGCAGTAGAAGCATTATTAGCACCATCTGCAAATGTATCTAGTAAATGTTCTTTATACCAAGCCATTTGTTTTTCACCAACCTTACCTTTACCTAATGTAGAATATAATAAACCTACAAAATCTTCAGCAGCAGGAGGAATAAAGAATCTAACCTTAGACTTCGTTCTACCTATTAGCTCTGCTCTAGTTTCAGATATTTTATCAGTAGCAGGTATTCCGGTTAAAGGTTCTAATATTAACTTATTGTAATCTGCATTTAAATCTTCTGCCTGTTTTATTTTATTATAAGATTTAGAGTAAGATACGTTTCTATCATCATCTACTTCAGACATTACATTTAATACCTGATCATTAGTAAAATTGCCTTTAAGTCTTTTGGACTTGGGTAGCATTTTATTGTTATTTTTTGTTGCTTTTTCCATAGAGTTCCCTAGGCTCTTACTATATAATACTGCACCTTCCTGGTTCATATCAGGAACATTATTATCATCTAGTGGTACTATTTCACTTTCTAATGCTTTTAAAGTTTCACGACTAAATGCTTTAAACTTGTATACATTAAACCCCGTATATTTTGGTATCTCCACATCTCTATAATACTTATACGCACTAAATACACCTTTTGCATTTTTAAAATTCCCATTTGCATCAATCTTTGCGATTTCTTCGTAATATTCAATAGTCGGTTCTATGCCTAAGTTTCTTATTAATTCTTCTCTAGCGTTTTTATGCTCAGGAAGATGAGACCCTAAAATCTCCATTTTACTAAGATATTTTTTTCCATTAATTTGCTTGTAAACAATAGTATGTCTAGCGTCTCCTACTTCTTGGTCCTCTATTCTACTCGTTATTACTTCCACCGGCGTAGGACTGTTAGGACTGTTTATATATATTATAGTTATTATATCAGTAGAAATATAAGATTCAACATACTCTATGTCTACTTCTGATAAATTTGATTTACTGGTTGAGGAAGCTCTCGATATTTCTGTTTCTTTTACCTTTAAAGGTGCACCATTTTCATCTTCACGTTTATCTAAATTATCACTCTCTTTAATTAACTCTGTTGTTTCAAACTGATTAGACATTCCTTCAGCTTCAAGCTTATAATCAAGCTCTGCTTGATTTTCATTCGTCGCAGAATCCATTTTTATAAGTTCACCTTGTCGTCCAATTCTAAAAAAATGGAATCTAGAACCAGTAACTTTACTAATAGTATGATCTTTTACTCTTATGCCTTTTTTAGTAGTAACTTCTTTTTTTAAAACTTTATCTGTGTCAAAAGTTCTTTTAATAAGATTTCCACCTTTGCGAATCTTTTGTTCGTAGCCAGATATGAAGGCTTTATCAGGAAAAATAACTTTTTCGGTATTCCAGTTGCTACCGATTTCAATAGGGTCGTCAATAATTTCACTTTCTAATAATTCATTTAGAATATTATAAGTGGGTATTTTCTCAATAATGGTTAAATCACCATTAGTATCATTCCTATCTGCATCTTTAAAAGATGCTTTTTCTTTTTTGCCTGATGGAACTTCAAGGTTATCAGACTGTTTATTCTCTTTAGTGTTCCATTCCTGAACGTCCCCACCCTGGCTTGATTGCAAACCAAGGAACTTATTGTCTTTGAACGCTAGCATTTTTGGGCCAGGATAGTTATTTTCCCAAAACCCTAAAGCCGTTTTCAGATTATCTTCGTACTGTAACACTGCATATTTACCGTACTTTTTAATTGCAGCTTCATTGGCTTCTCTAACATCTTTGGAATCTGCGTCTAGTCTATTTGTTATGCACCATCCATTAAAACTGTTTCCATAATAAAAATCGTTTAATTTTCTAACATCCAACATTCCCTGTTTGCTACCTTCAACTGTATATAATTGAATACCTAGTTCTTCTTTTCCAAACTTTGTAATAGAAGGAAGACTATCTGGAGCTAATTGTTTTTTAGCTTCTTTTTTTACAGCAGTAAATTTATTTAATAGCTCTCCAGGACTGTTAAAAGCATATGGGTCAACTTTATTTGCATTAGCAGTACTAAGAGCTAAAGGTATTTGGTATCTATCTTCTTCTCTTAAAGGTTTGCCTTTAAATTTAGCTGCCTTCTCCTTGTCAGAACTTTTAATTATCCAGTATAAACCTAGCTTTGTAACTTCATCCTTAAAGTCTTCATTTTCACTATCAGACCATGGGCGTTTTTTATGATCAACCCACTTGAAGAAATTTTCTACATATTCCTTAGCAGGTTCAACCTCTAAATCATAAGTTGATCTAAGTTCTGACACATAATTGTCTCTTAGCGAGAATCTAACATCAAGAAGCAAATCATGATCACCGTATGTAGACATTGGTCCGTTAACATTAGACTTACTAAACATTATCTCAGCCGTACCACCTCTTATATCTAGAGCCTGGTTTTCACTGATTGGATAATCTTGTTTTAAGCCAATCTGCCTAACTAGTTGGTTTGTTATTAACCTACTAGATACAGATAACATGCCTTTTATATTCTGACCAATTTCAGACTTACCGTCTGGCAATTCACCTTTTTCGTCTCTAATAGGTATGCCACTAGGTGCTAAATTAAAGTATTTAAAAAATTCTTCTTTTGTTATGTCACGTCTTTTCTTAAATGGCTTTAACCCTTGACCTTTACTTATCCTAGGATTTTTTACATAAAATGCATTAAGAAGATTACTAGGTAAGCCTGTCGATGTTTCAAGTAACTTATCACTAGCGGCCTTTAAGACTGCGCCTTCTGGTAGTATCTTCATTAACACCTCAGCATTGTTCACAATGAATACTTGACCTTCTCTCATTTCACCTTTAGTAAGGTTAATACCAAGGTTCACAATTTTCTTTGCAGGAAAAGGCTTTTCAGGATCTAGTGTAATCTGCTTTGCTAATGCTGTTGCAGCCCAGTTTGGCAGTTTCTTAAGAGAAAACTTCTTAGAATCTGGATTCATCATCTCATCTTCTATGGTTTCCCTTGCCTCTTGTAATATATCAGGATCAGTTAGAAGTCTTTCTGCGGCTTTAATTTGATACTCTGGTTGTATAGTCTCCGTATCTTCTATTATGGCATCAAACTCAACCATACTAGCTGTATCTTCTTGCACAAACTCGGCATTATCTGCAGCTACTGTAGATTCAAATAAGCCTTTTTCTTTGTACTTATTTACAACATCGCCTATTCTAAACCTAACAAGCTCAGACAGCAAGAATGCACCAACGTTATCATTCTTAGTTGGATCAAACCTTAGCATACTTTTTTCATATAAAGCTGCTTTAACATCTTCATAGAAGTCTTCAGATATAGATTCAGGTGGAACGTTTCTTCTAGTCACTTCGTTTCTGATTAATCCGTGAAGCTTATTACCATCAATTATATCCATGTACACTGTACCACTATGCACAGAGTCCCACTCATCTTTAGTCATTACTTCTGGAACTGACTTAGTAATTGAATCGCTTAATGACTGATCTTTCTTTGAGAACGATACTGTTTCACCATCTACGCTTATGCTGGTCTTATTTTTTGTTGCTGCGTTTGCGGCATCTATTAATTTACCCTTAGCACCTTCTTTTATTAATTTTTTCTGTGCCCTATTCAAGCCTTTAGTTCCGGCTATGCTTTTATTGTAATCTCTTACAAAATTATAAACATCCTTGCTAGTGTCAAATTTAATGTTGACTCCAAAGTCTTGAAGTTTACGTCTTATAAAATCACCAATTTTAGTTAATGCGTTTTCTTTAAATTTAAGTTTATCCGATGCTAGAAAATCAGATAGTGCAGTCATAACCTCTTCTGCTGCAACTGCATTATCTCCAGGCGACTTGTACTGTTCTATTCGCTGTGTAAATCCTGATTCATCTAATTGATTTTTATCTAAATCTTGTAGCATATCATTTAGGCTACCACCTAAAGCCACTGCTTTGTTAGGGTTCTTTTGAAATGTATCATCAGCTTTTAATGTATTAAATAATACAGCATGTAAAAACTCATGACCAGCTATGTTTACTGCTTTTTCTTTTATAGCTACATCTCTGTTTATTACTATTACCTTTGATCCATCAGCTTTATCTATTATAAAGCCTTGTTGAAACTCAGCACTTTCTTGTTTTGTGTCATTCTTCTTTTGCTTTAACTTTTTGTTATCAGCGTGCTCCTTATCTATATAAGCCCTAACTGCATTTGAATCGCTAAGAGCTTCAACAGTTAAACCATCTACATTACCTTTTAATTTTTTTATTTTTTCAATTTGAGTATCAATCTGATCTTTTGTTACTAATACTCCTATTTCTTCACTTAAACTTTCATATTCGGCAAACTTACCTTTACTTAATGTAGGATCATCTATTGTTTTGATTTCTTCCTTAAGGACATCCATCTTAGTTAGCTTGTTAACTATCTCTCCTTGATTAAACTGAAGATTGAATGATTTTAATCTCTTGCTTTGCTCGCGTACATTTAAAAAGTTTTTATTTATTACCTCTGCTTCTTGTTTAGTTATTTTTTTATTTGCTACGTCATAATCTAGTTGTTCTTGAAACGCATTAACATTACCTTTCTTCGATGCAATTTCAACAGCTACATTATCTACTTTATCATTTGACATAAACACTTCGCGTGCACTACCAAATTTTGCTTTTAAAGCTGTATTTGTCATTGCAACACGATCAGCTTGCTTTTGTATTTTAGATACTATAGTAGGTAAAGCGGTGTATGCTGCTCCTACGGATCCAACAACGCCTTCTAAAGCTATTTCTTTAAAGTTAAAATCTTGACCTGCTACAAGCATACCTCCTGCCTCACCAAGACTACCACCAGCCATTTCAGTTACCGTACCTGCTGTAGCTGCCGTAGCCGCTCCTAAGCCTCTAGTTAAAGTTGTCTTTGCTGGTGTTGCAAGCTTACTGAAAACCTTACCAGCCGCTCCTTTTGATAATGCAGCAGTAGCTGTCTCTATAAGCGCAACTACAGCACCTCTACCACCTGCTCTTAATCTTAGGTTTTGTAACTTATCTGGATCTTCGAGTACACTTCTAACATTTTTCGGCGTTAACTCAGTACCCACTTCTTCTTGTAGTAGCTCAATAAATGTAAGTGAAGCTTCCATCATGCCCATAGTAGCACCCATTCCAACAGCCAGACCTCCTGGAATTGCTCCAACTCCTCCAAATGCTGATCCACCAGTAGCACCTAACGCTACGCCAGCCGTGCCTGCGGCTGCTACATAGTCAGAGTTCATAACAGAACCTAACTGAGATGACATAGACCTAACTAACATGCTAGTAAGAGCCGTAGGAGCTTCCATTGTGGCAGCTAAGAATCCCGAAAAACCACCGCCTTCTTCGTCATATACTTTATCCCATGTTACTCCTTCGTCGTTTTGCATTACCATGCCAGCATTTTCTTTTAGCTGGTTTAACAGGTTCATCACAGCTTGGTCAGACGCCGCAGCACCTTCAAACATTACAGTAGCACTAGGGTCTACTAGCCTAGAAGAAGCAATACCTTGCTCATATGCTCTTACATGATCTCCGTAAAAGTTAGTAAGCCAGTTTTTGCCAAAAGTATCTTCAATTGCTGTATTTTTTTCTTGTGACTCCGATGAACCATCCTTTGATGCTAAACCCGTACTTGCTGGTGTAGTCGCACCCTTTGTTACAGCAGCAGTTGACTTTCCCATCTCATCAGATACTTTCTCTAATGGTTCAAATGATAAGTCTGTAATAAATTCATCGTATGTCTTGTTAGTTTCAATCTTGTTAAAAACCAACTTCCTCAACTCTTCACTTTCTTGCATGTCAATTTTGTATTGATCATACGACCTTTCGGTTTCTAATTTGCTGTAACCTAGCTCAAGTAACTCTTCGTTCATGTTTTAATTTTTAACTATTATTTGTATGCTTCGCTAATATTAGTTGGAGTATCTACTTTTGCTGTTGTATTAGTAGCTGTCATGTCTTTCATTATTTTTCTCCACTTATTCTTCCACTCGCCGTCTTCAAGATCAATTTCAGTAGTTTTACCATCTCTTCTTGTTATTAGAAGTACATCACTTCCAACATCTGTTTCTGATACAGTAATTCCATACTTAGTAAGAAGATCTTTATTAGACTTACTTAATGTTTCCATAAAAGTTTCTTCAGTAATTTCACTTGGTAAGTTAGCAACAATAGCACTAAGTTTTATACCATCTTGCGTGGTAGCAGTTTTTTCTTCAGGAATAGATATAAACGCTTTTGCACCACCTTGTTGTAATAACATCTGCAGTGCTTGTTCTGGCTCTGCTAAATCAACAGTAAACAAGAATTTTCTATTACCGTCTTTATCTTCTCTGCTATACACATTGTGTATATTCAAGTCATCTGGATCTTGAGTTAATTTTAGTCCTTCTTTAAATGACTCAAGCACACTAAAATCAGTCTGATCTCCAGCCTCATATAGCTTAAGATTTTTAATAAGCGAGCTTGTTATTATGTTTTCGTTCACATTTTCTTTACCTTGCTTAATTGCAAGTGCTCGTAGTCTTCTTTGCTCTTTTAAATCAGCAGCATTTTTTCTAGCCAATGCATCCGTTGCTGATCTATCTAATACGGGGTTTATTTTAGCATTAATGTTATTATCTCTAATAAATTGATCTTGAACAAAGTTTAGTATCTGATCGTGCTCTTCTTTAGTATAATTTTGAAATTGTTGTGTATCTTTATTTGATATTTTCTTATAAAAACCGTTATCACCAAGCGTTACTTTCTCACCTTCAATAGCGCGACCATTCTTATCTGTTTTTATATTACCGCTCTCATCTCTTTGATATGGTATATAAGAAATCTGCTGCATTCCATCCACCTGCTCTACACTAGCGCCACTTGCCGGCATACTCGCACGACTTGTTATAAAGGCTTGTAAAACTTGGTTATTATTTATAACTCTACTAGCAAATGCGTTTGAATATGGCTTTAATTCTCTAGCAACTGATGCGACATCCACCATCTCCTGTTGAAACACTTGGTTTCCCTTTACAACTTGCTTGGTTGTTATAAATCTCTTGCTTACTTGATTATTGTTGTCAAGAATATTAGCAGTTTTTAAATCTTCGGTTTCTGCATGAACGTTAGGATTAGTGTTAAACATTCCGCCAAATGTATACTCATCGCTATCACTATCACCTACTGCGTCACTAACTTGATTATAGCTAAAGGCATACTCGTTGCTATTATACTTTTCGTCACCAGTTTTTGCATATAGCTCTTTGTTTAATTTTTCAACACTCTCTCCAGAAACTACCATTTCCCATGTACTACCTTCTTGTTCAGAATAGCTTCTTCTATAGGAAATTTCACCTCCTATTCCACTAGTTGTATTACCAATTAACTTTGCTAAATGCAGATGAGGGTTAAGACCATCTGGATTAATATCACCTGGAGCATATCCCATCTGTGTAGTCATCAACTTATCCATAACAAGTGAGAAATCTCCAAATATTTCAGGAAGCCTAGCTATATCATTCTTACTATTTCTGACTGTAGCTATGTCTTCATCTAGCATATCATACCAACCATCATGAGACTCTAGTCTAATTTTTGCTTCGGTAATACCCTTAACATAATCTCTTGTAGCATCTTCAAGACTTGCTTTATTTATAAAACCTTTAGTACCACCACCTTTTTGAGGAATGTCGACAGCATCACCAATTTGCTTTTGCAAGTCTCCAGCAGCAAGTTGTTGTCTTTCATATATTTCCCAGTTTGCATTGCTTGCTATTTCAGCATCCCTAGCTCTTTGTCTTTGAGCATTTATGGCTTGTGTTAAGCCACTTCCAGCGCTACTAGATCCAGTATTAATATTAGAAGTAGTATAACCTTTTTGTAATGAAGGATTTCTATAAGTACCCATATTTTTTTATATATTTTCTGTTTTACCAATTGTACTAATGCCAAATTTAGCAACCTCCATTCCAAAATCTCCAACGTCTTTTGCAGCTTTTTCATTTCCATCTCTTCTCCTTTGCTCGGCATTTCTTTTGTCAGATTCAGCTATATCAATTTTATTCTGTGTTCTATCTAATTGAGTTATCTCTCTTTTTTCTTTTTCAGAATACATAAATCCAGAGCCTGCTATTTCAGCATCTTGAAGTCTTTCTTTTTCTCTAATAACTGATTGCTGCAATGTTTGTTCCCCTTGAGCTCTTAGCTTCTGATTAGCAACTTCTTGACTTTCTATACTAGCAGCAACACCTTTTTTACTTTGTAGTGCAGCTTGTGCTAATGCTGTTGCTCCACCACCGCCAGCTCCAGTGGCTCTCAATGTATCTAGTGTATTTGCTAATGCAGCATCCGATTGTTGCATTTGTATCTCTGCTGCCCCAGTAGCCACAGATAAATTAGCAAATGGATTTGACATATCGCCAGTTAGACTCTTAACATCTGCGTATGGGTTTATTATTTCTTGCCTAGAAGCCTCTAGCTGCGCTAATTTAGTTTCGTTTTTAAGCAGTCTAACCTGTGCTTCATTCTTATCTTTTCTCGCATTTTTATTCTTTACCGCACCACTAATAATCTGAGATGTGCCCTTTATCAACAGACCACTTCCTACTATAATACCCGCTACTACAAATGACATATTTACTTATTTTTTTTATTAAATTCTTCTACGTTCATAGAAACTATTTCTTCCTCTAATTCTTTTATATCTTTTACGTTTAGAGGATTCTTGTGTATATTAACAAATATAGAATCTTCATGTGCGTATATAACTCTTTTTGACCCAGGCTCAGATACCGTATAACAAGGTGCTACATAATCTATTACCTCACCATTGTTATTTATTGATACATGTCCAGTCAATAAAAACCATACATGCTGATGATTGTGAATTGCACCAACAATAACCTGACCAGCATTCATATTCATTTGCCTTACATATATTTGGTCGGCAAAGCTATGTTTTATAGGCACTTCAGGTGATTCAGCAATACTTATTCCGTCACCATAAAACCCTTCATTATCGTTATTTGCTATTATAAAGTTCTGCAGGTCTTCTATTTCTTTATTTACTTTTTTTAATTCCATGTTATTTAATTATTGTGACAATAGCCTATTACTATCTAATATATATAGCCTAATGTCACAGTTTTTTTAAAAAAAAACAATTAAGATTTAACAAAGTTTGAAGATACACAAAATAAGTTCTTGCTACCACCTAAATCGGTAGTATCATCAGTACTTAATTTAACAGTTGCAAAAAACCCTTTTATACCGCTCATACTAATACCAGGTACTACTTGTCCAGGCTGACCAAACTCAACGCTTTCATTACTACCGCTAATCAACACGCCTTTATTTATTAAGTTAGCTACGTATTTATTTTCTTTTCTATTGAATCCAACTCTGTATGTTACGCCATCTTCAGTATATACGCCTTCATCATAACTGTATACAAAAGATGTTTCATCTTTGTAGTTATTAGTTTCAGCCGATAACATCGTAGCACCTGTTGGATCAGACAAGAAATAATCAACTTGCCATCCATTAGTTCCTTCGTATCCAATTGTATTAAAATTCTTAGAAATAGAAGGATTAGTATTAAAAGTTAATTCTACTGAAGACGGATAATAAGTTCCGTAAAAGTATCCTCTATTATTAATCACCGATTGATCGTAATGTTTCCATATATTAGCGCCTTCTACTGAATAGTATACATTGTTAATAGTATCTATGAAAGAAGGTTTGTAATCCCAGAAGCTAGTCCATCCGTTTACTGAATCAGCAAATGATATTGTATCGTAAGTACCAGATGATTTTTGCATTGAGACAACATAGTTGTCGTAATAGTTATCATAACCACCTACGATTTTATCGCTAACTAAACTGTAAAAGCTATAATCAAGATAATCAAGTACGCCAAATGGATCTAAATAATTTAATACCCTATCAAATGTTACGCGTTTGTGCGTAGTAGATATTGCAGTTAAATTAGCTTCGACTATCGTAACTTTAAGATCGTTAGCGGGAGTTGCTCCACCTATTAAATTTCCAGGTATTGTAAGTACATCACCAGCAGAATAAAACGTACCGCCTGACTGAACAATAATTCTATCTACTGCGCCTGCAGATGAAACAATTACGTTGACAGTTGCGGCAACCTGTGTTGCTACGTATCTAGATGTTGTAACAGTTATTACTGTATAAGTTCCAGGAGTTAGTGAAGACGTGCCAGAAGGTATATTCAAATCCCCTGTTAATGTACCAACAGATTGTTTCGCATTAACGTAAACGCTACTATTGCCAAACATGGACGTAGAGCACTGCATGCCAAGTTCTAGGTTACCCACTAGCCCAGAAGCAGAATCACTTACCACTAAAGAATTTGTAGGAAATGGAGCCCCACCTGTAGTTTGGCCTGCATATACATTTACGGTAACAAAAGGACTAAATCCTGTTGTTTCAGATATATCAGCTAACTTATCTCTAAAATAATCACGCATACCATATGCACTTATTTCAGTAAGACCATCTAACGATAATCTCATTATTGCACCTCTATTTTTATCTGAAAAATACAACCTGTTACCTTTAAACGAAAATGACTCTGGATTTGTACTTATACCATATTCTCCAGCATATTGGTTTACAGTACCTAATACTAAATTAGATGCAGTCTGTACTGCGTTACCATCACCTGTATATATGGTATCCTTATCTACTGTGGTATTACTTACTTTATCATTTTGAAAAATGATTAAATTAGTGTCAGTTGTATGTAGTTTTTGTATAGGGCCATATCTTGGATCAACCTGTTTCTCTATTTTTTCAGCAACAGAAAATACATTTGTATCGTTAAATCCTGTTGTAGAGTTATATAATCCAGAATAGATTATTCCATTAGCTAATATTAGCTCAGAATCATTAGTTTCTCTTATGTATGCTCTAACCCCTAAATCAACTTGGTCATTATTATAACCGCCTCGTATTCTAGATTCTTCAACATACCAAGTATATATTTGCTCCGCTGGATCTTGTGTTGCTAATAATGGGAAGTTAGGATATCCAGTTGGATTCCAAGGTAATCCTGGCCAAGTAGCCGAGCCTCCTCCAGCTCCATTTTGAGCTCTAACTAATTTCTTAACTACAAATGAATTGAAGTATGATATTTCTCTTACTGTGGCCATATCTATCTATTAGTATTTTTTATGAGTGTAAATTGAGCTGTTGATGGCGTAGATAAAGAACCGTTTATACCACTAGCATCAAATAGTCTTAATGATACTCTAAACTGCGTATTGTTTCTTGCACTAATATTAAATAGTCCAGTGCCGTCGCCCTCGCTTTGTGACGCAGTATTTAAACATGTAAATATGCTATTATATGAAAGTGTTTCATTTATATCGTTGTATGGCTGTAGAAACGTATCTTTATCAATTGTCATATAAGCACCAAAATTATTAATAGGGCTAAAGTTAAAGTAGGGTTTGTATGGCCTCCATTCACTTTTCGCGTCCCAATAAAACTCTACATTAGTTATTTCCCATTCTAAACCTTCTTTAAAATCGCTTGATAGAGTACTAGCCGTCCCGTTTGTACCGTTAAACGTTCTTTCGTCAAGTGCTCCTTTTAAAAATGTATCAGTAGTACGTAATTCTATTGGCGAATTTGGGTAAGGCGTAAATGGTGATTGTTCACCTATGAATCCTGGCGCAACATTATCTAACTCATTTACAACAGTAGTTGTAACGTTTTCTATGTAGCTAATCCCACTTACTAAATTAGTAAACCTAAATGTAAAAATATATCTATCGTTTGTTGCACTTAAATTATTAAATACAAAATAATTATTTGCACTAATTTTTAGTCTAAACTTATATTGATCAGGTGACCCAGCATCTTCATTTCTTTCTAATGTAAATAAGTTTACTCCAAAATTTGCTCCTGATGGGTTAGTTATACTTGCTATTTGTCCAGTTAGATTATTAGAAGTAATACTATCTCCTAATGAATTTGAAACGTCAAACCACGCTAAATTAACATATGTTCCAGGTGTATCACTTTCTCTTAGCTGCCAAGACCAGTCTATTAGACCTGCTGGTTGATTAACACTTGAGTCTTGAGCTATATAACTATTTAATTCAGATATAAGACCAGAGGAGCTAGATTCATAGTATATGTCTAGATTGGATTCAAATGGAGCAGTTTCATATACGTTTAACCTAACGTTTTCAAAAGTAACATACGGATTAACTGCTTTACCGCCAGTAGCACCAATTGTTCTCTGTGTTGCAACCTCTCCTATAAAAGGATTGCCGCCTTTTTCATACGGAGATGGTATTGTATTAAAAGGTGAGGTACTAGTTATATACCCTTTTGAATTTTCATTTAAACCTAATGCGTCTCTAGTACCTACTCTAGTTATTTTATCTGATATTTTATTATCATTAGGAAAAAACTGAATATTAGAAGATTTGTATTGATAGAATCTATTATTCCAAACTCTACCATATACTTCTACAGAGCTAGAAAATGTTATATCATCAGAAGCCACTTGTTTTAAGTCTCTAGGCACTTTGTTTATATTGTCACTAAACAATGTTACATAAGCTAAGTTAGGAGATACTGGCGGATCAAAATTAGGAATAGTTAGTATACCCTCTCCAAGAGTAAGTGGTGCTGCTGTATTATCAAAATGTAAAATTGTACCGCCACCTGATATTTGAATTAACTCAACACTATCACCTGCTGTAAACTTAGCGTCAGTCCCAGTTAATATAGAGCCAAGCCATTCTGAAGATATTGCATCCTTTAAAGAAACCGATAAAACATGAACACCACCAGCGCTAATAAAGGATATTGGGTTTATTATTAAAGTATTTGATGCTGGGGTGTTATTTAATATAGTTGGTAGATATATGTTGTAATAGTCTTGAGCTGTTTGCTTAACAACTACCTTGTAACTATACCACCCAAGCGGGTTTGTTTCGCTATATAACCCAGCATACCCAGGTGTACCAATTGTAGTGGGTATAGAGTTTGTCCAAGATATTTTTAAAGAATCACCCATCCAAGAATTAAGACCAGTTCTACTCTGTCTATAATTACTAAACACAGTAGAATTGTCAGAAGTAATAACATCGGATTGCCTGCCAAATTTATCAGCTAAAACTATACCAACCTCATATGATCTATTCTGCTTTAAATTATGATTAGGATACTGAACCGTATCAAACGAATTATATGTACCATATGCCTGCTTAGGACTAACGCTAATGTTATAGCTAAGACTATTAGGTCTAGTCGTTCTTGCTAGGTAATTACCATACATAACTCTATTACCCGCAACCTCTTGAGCCTTGGCTCTTATTGGGGCTTTATCACTTACCCTAGAAAAATCTACAGAACGCAATGTCTGAATAGGCATAGACGACTTATAATTATATATGTATTGATTTGTTTTCAAGTCAATTAGCTCATCTTTTGTTATAGTATCTATTAATCTTATTCCAGTTTCATCTGAATCTTTATATAGAATATCTATTTCTACAACTTTTAATTTATCATATAAATCTGCAGGAGTATCAACTCCTTCTGGCATATCTATAACAATTCCAGCTTTGTTTACTTTGTTCTCAAAGAACGCTATTATAGTGCTTTTTATTGCCCTGTTTTCATCAGAGTTAACGGTATCATCATTAATATCTCTAGGGACAAAGTCTTCTAAGAAATACCCATCTTGTTTAGGTATAAATGCCGCTTGTGAAAAAGGTGCTATCAGAGAGTGCTCGTTATCTTCAAATTTAAACCTATAACTAAATCTTATAAATTTATCTGATATGAAGTCATTATCACCATCGTATGTGCCATCGTAATCAGGGTTTGCTCCGATAGTCATTACATCACCTACAGCAATTTGTCCAGGTTGTAAAAACGGAGAAAATTCTATTGTGTTTGGAACGCTAGATACTCCACCTGGATTTGTTGCAACATTCTGTGTTACAGTTATATTATCTGATAATGTTAGCTTATTAACCCCACTAGAACTTTTACTTGTTATAATGCCATTTTTAAAAGACTGAATAGTTAAACTCTCAAATGGGTTCTCACCCACTCTAGGTGTTAATGTTAGGTCCATCACAATAGGAGATAGACCTGGCATCTGATTACTTGTAATGGTAATTGTTTGATTTTCACAGTAATTACTACCACGTTCGACAACAATAATTTGAAAGTCATTGGCCCAATTTGTAATGCTTAATACCAAGCCAGTTCCAGATTGTGCTACTCCAGTTGCTGCTGTACTATATGCAAATTCATTTGATCCTTGCGTGCCAGTACCATCCCACTGCGTAAGAATAATAGGTTTTACTATATTATTAGCAGCGTAAATTACAGCTGGATTTTTAAATGCATTTAAGTTATAACCAATTTTTAATGGGTTACCGTATACAAATGCTCCAACAAACCCTGATCCTGCATTACCAAGCAGATTTTTTACATTAGTTAACTTAACCGCTCCAGGTAAATCAGGTGATATAACATCCTGTAAAGTAGGTATTTGAGCTATATTTTGACTACCAATTGTAACAACTAAGTCGCCAACCTGACCAGTTATTCCCGTTACAGTTAAAGTATCACCAATAGCATAATTATCGCCAGAAAATCGATCACTTACAGTAGCGGTATCTGCTTTTCCACCAACTACTTTTACTTTCAATTCAGTGCCACTACCATTACCGTCAGTTGCTGGCGATACAGTGTAAGTTCCATCTGTAGCACCTGTAAAATTAGTTTTTATTATAAACTCACTATTTAATAGTAAAGGATATTTGTTAGTTTGATTGCTAGATAATTTATTCTTTGATAGCTGAGGTGCTTTCCAAGGAAAGTATTTTAAAACAGAAATATTAGATTCTTCTGTGTAGTACGAGGTATTTGCAGCTGCTAGCTTTACATTTATCTTTCTAGGTTGGTTTCTATTATCTGTAAAGAATAATAAATCTTCTAGCAGGTTAATACCAAGCATACGGCTTGATTTGCTGAAATTCAAAAAGCTGCCACTTACTAGTACAGTTGATTTACCTGAAGAAATATTATACATGCATATATAATGACTAGACTGCTCAGAAGCAAACCTAGTAGAATCACCTAATGATGTATCATTCCAGTTAGTTACAAAAACAAACATTCTATCAAGTGCTCTGTCTATATAAAAACCTATTATCTCTAAGTTTTCGTCAGTTAAACCTAGACTAGTAAGCAGAGTATTGCCATCTACGTTTTGAAGTAAACCTGAGTCTCCATTCTCTGAATTTAATACAGCAGCATTCTTAGCGTCTATATATTCTTTGCTCGGAACCAATCTGGGATTAAGATCTTTATTCATCTTAGCCCCAATAAAAGTATTTTTAACTTCTGGCATATATTACGATTTTATCCATTTAGATTTGCCTCTCATCACCTGTACTATTTCACCAAGCTTTATATTAGACAATCTTATTTTTGCATTTCTAAGCTTTGCACTTCGTTCTCGTTTTAACCTGCTAACCACATATTCTGGTTGATTAATTCGACTGGCTATTATAGCATGGCTTATATGGCTGTACATAGCGTCTTCTATCATCTTTGGGACTCTAGTATCCAAATCATACGCTAAACCGTCAGAGATGTACTCTATGGTTATAAGAGCGTCCTTTAAGTTGCTTGAGAATGTAAACACTCCCCTAACCTCATCAATACCAAACCAACCGTTTCTTTGCGTTAATTGAGGTTCAGCCCCGTATCTTTCGCCATTTACACCGCCCCAAAAGCTATCTCCCCAATAATCTCTATTAAAATCAAGACCTTTATTTAATTGAGCAGTAGTAAATGCTCCTGATATTCTACTTGTATCAGCTTTTCTCCACTTCTGAACTGTTTCAGGTGGATCAGATTCTATGTTCTCACCAAATGCATCTTGTATTGGTAGACCTGTATCGTCTTGAATTATTGGTTCGGCTGGGTTTATTGTTAGATTGTTATTTGGGTATATTATTCTTTTAACACCCGCTACGTCTATCCAAGATAGCCTAACATAGTTAACGTAATCCTGTGGTATTATTGCTGTTAAGCTAGGTGACATTGTAAGTTCTTGTGACTTAATGCTTTTAAGTGTATCATAGCTAAACTCTTGCATTCCACGTTTAGCATGGAATATAACGTCAGTTCTTTTAACGCTAGGTATAAGCTTACCAGCACCAACATATGCAACAATAAAGTTATTGATTATATCATTAAGGCTAGTATACTGATAGCCACCATAGTTAGACCTTAGTGCGTTAACACTTAGTGTGACTAATATTATATCGTTAGCAAGAGGGGCAGTTCTAAATGTTATGGTATTGTTTACCATAGTGAAGTTAGTACCTATTACCTGAATAACACCATTCAAGGTTACCGCGTAGTTTGCATTAGAAGCCCCAGCAACAGCATTAGCTAGGTCCGTGTTAAAATTACAGACAAACGATGCTGTAGTACCATCACCTATAAAGCCTTGCTGACCTGAATAATACTGTGCATTAGTTTCGGTTATTAAACCACCATTTGGATTTGGCATATCTTATTAGCTTTTTGAGTTGTTTTCTTCTTGCTGGATTTGAGAAGCAGCAACTTGAATGATTTGAGGGTCTTTTACTACAACACCGAAGTAGAATAAAGTTTTTAATATAAAACTCGTCTGTTCCGATACATCCAGTTCTATTTGAGTAGATAATGTGGTATCATAAACATATTGTCCAACTGCACCGATTGTAAATCCCCATTTAGGGTCTAATGGCTTTCTTAAGAAATCACAGTTAATATTACTAGTAATAGTATCAGGCTTTACGAATAGCCTTTCATTTTCTAATAGGTAAGTTGGGAATGTTTCTGTTGATTTTGTTAATGGAGATTTTTGAATGTTATAAAAATCCATTCTTTGAAGTCTTTGGAGTTCGACTTCTTCTTTGTAGTTAACAGCACCTAGCCTGTAAAGCTCTACCGTATTATTAAAAACGTCAGTAGTTGGTAATGTAAAGTGAGCAGGTGTTGGAGAGGCAGCGGCTACATAAGTAGCAGGGCCTGATGTTTTAAATATAGAAAGGTGTTCATCAATAGCAGCAACTCTATCTGCATAATCTGTATCCGTTTGAGGTACACGCAGTTGCTGATTTAAGTCCTCGCCATACTGTTCAAATATTTCTAATTGAACTTGAGTAGCAATTTTATTAAACTCGTCTGGGGTTACATATCCCCTTTCTTCTTTGTTGAGTATTAATAATACAGTCTTATATACCGTATTTACATTTATTGCCATATTATTTTTTTGTTTTATTTATAAAGGTAGGCCAACGTTAAGTCAGCCTACCATCATAAATTATAGTTACATGTTAAGAGGTTTTTTTCTCTATACTTTTGTATACTAGCATTCCTTCGTCAGTTTTAAACCAACTAGCTAATGCTGAGTAAGGATGTTCATCAAAAGGAACTGTCATAAGTTTTTTCTGATTAGAAGCCCATTTGAATACTTTTTGATCTTCAGATAAAGTAATAATTCCAGATTCTACAGCTCTAATACCAAAACTTCTAAGCTCTACATTTTCATCATGCGCTAGGCTTATGAATAAAGCTGGGTTGTCTTTTGCTAAAAGCATTAAGTCTCTTTTTAATTCTTTAGAAGACATACTTGCTACTGCACTACCTACTTCAGTTCTTAGTATTGCCTCAGCATGATCAACATCAAGAGTATTAGCTAAATTAAGCGCTTCAATCTCAAGTTGTAAATCTCCTAATTCGTCAATAGCTTCTGCAACCTGATCTTGTTCCGCATATGTTTTACCGGCTTGAGGATGATATAATGACAGTAGTTTCTGTAATGCCTGCATTTTTTTAGGTACAAATAACACACCGTCCTTAAATACTATGTGCGCAACGGTAACTGTTCCAGTTTGTTCATCTACAAATGGAGATTTTTGATTTGTAGCATATCGCAATTCTCTTTCGTACCCAAGGTTCTCGTCAAAGTACATTAAAGGAAACTGGCTTGAATGTTTACTAGCTAGTATTAATGTTATTGGTGATTTGCCATTAAGAAGATAATATGCTCTATCTTTAATTTCCCACGTATTTTTAGGTGAAGCAGCTTTTGCTGCTGTTGTTGTATTTGCTTTTGTAGCCATAATATAATAAAATTTAATAAAAAAAATAAGTAAAAGTAATAATTACCCCCGCCTAAAAGACGAGGGTAACAATCACAATAATTAATACTAAGCTGGGTTAGTAGCAGTAAATAATACGAAATTATTAGCTGCTTGAGTAACCAAACATCTCTCAGATAGGAAGTTAACTGTCATTGCATCTAAACTAGAAGTTGCAGCTCCACCAACAGATCCCGTGATCCAAGACTTCATTCTACGATCATCAGCTTCAGAAGCTCTGTATCGTACGTGTAGAAATGGTCGTCTGATGTTAGTACCTAACATTTGATCATACACTGTACTTGTTCCAGCAGGAACTAATACACCTGAGACATTGTTTACCATGCCTCTAGTTGTAGCATCATTTAGATATTTCCAATCAGTCTTATAGAAATCATAAGAACCACGTCTGAAACCATCAAATCCTAAGTTCAGTGCCATTTCTTCAGAGTTTTCAAACACCCCGTAAGAAGTACCACCAGCTCCATAAGAGTTCTGAGCAGCTAACATATCATCAAAATTCAAAGAAGTAGCTCTATCTAAGAATAACATGTTTTCTTCAATAGCACCTTGCTTGTCAAGATTCTGTAGAATAAAATCAAAATCCTGCAAAGCTGTTCTGTTTCCAGTACTTGGAGCTACAGTTCCACTTGCATAGTTTTGATACACGTTACCTCTTTCTTCGATAGCAGAGAATAAACCCTGAGTACCTCCTACTGGAGCAGTAGATGTAGCAGATTTTAATTCTCCTTCAATAACTGCCATTTCTAAGTAATCTTGGAAACGCAATCTTGTTTCTCCTTCAGACTTCAAATACCATAGGTATCCTGATGCTCCATCTTCAGTAGCAACTTCAACCCAACCAATTTGAGCAGTATCAGATCCGTTGATCTCATAGTTGTCCTTAATGATAATAGGTTTGTTATTGAACTGTTTGAATTGTGCGTCAAGAGAACCAGACATTCCTAGTGTTCCTTTAGCAAATTCAGAACCATAAACAAATAGGTTCACAGTAGACTCTCCAATAGTTGCTAAATTAGCCGTAGTATATGATTTAACATTAACTGTAGCATCAGTAACAGCTGTTACATAACACTTAAGTGTAACGTTTGTTGCAGGATTTGTTACTACAAGAGTGTTTCCAAGGCGTATCGCATGCTTTCCATTGGCATCCAATGCAGTTCCTGTAAAAGTAATAGTTGATTCAGCACTTGTAGATGCAGAAACAGTTACTGTTCCACCAGCTACACTTTCATAACCGATGTGCAATCTTTCTTGTTCAGACCAAATAACTTGATCAGAAGTCATTGGCATTTCAGCTCCAACCATACGTAAGAATCCAGACAAAGTTCTGTTTCCATAACGCTCTACCTCAGCTTCATAAAGCTCTGGTAAGTACTGCTGTGCAAAGTTATTTGAGTTTCCTCCTGCATCTGTAAAACTTAAGTAATTACTCTCAAGTGCCATTTTTGATGGCATTGGCGTGATGCTAAATGCGCCTAGCGGATCACCCGCTCCAAATTGTCCCATTTTTTTTGTTTTTTAATTTTTAAAATTGTTTTTTCTTAATTCTTAACTTAGAAGAATCCATTCCAGTTATAGACTTGACTTTTAACCCATTAATAAAAACACTGTCACTGGCTGTTTGTCGTGGTTTAGATGTGAGGTTCTTAGAACTGTCAACAACTTCCTTAATAGCATCAGCTTTACCTTGCTCGTAAAAATGAGTCGCAATCTTATCTACATTTGAAGCGGCATACATAGCTTTGTGGTAACCTTTGTGATCCGATATTTCCTCTTTATCATCTAGAAACTTTCCAATGAAATCAGAGATGTTGGATTGATCTTCAGCGACTTTAGTTGGGTTATTAATACCATATCTAAATTTCTTTTCTCCGATGTTGAAATCAAAACCTTTGAAATCATCGTTTAAAAGATTAGATGTGGCTTTTTTAAACCTCTCCCTCTTTCCCTTTAGTAGCTCCTCCTGCTCTTTATGGCGATTGAAAAAGTCATACGCTTTCTTCTGCTCTTGGGTAACGCCCGGCCTCAACTTGATGTCGTCGTAATATTTACCTTTTAAGTCATCCAAAAAGCTGCTAGCTTTTGCAACCTCTTCTTTAAACGCAAGTTTTTTCCTGCGAACCTCTTTTTCGTCGTCGTACTCTTCATCAAATTTGAAGTTGTCTTCTAATAAAAAGGATATTTCCGCCTCATCTAAATGAGGTTTACTTTTACTATAATATTCTCTTAATAATGTGTTGCCATCTACATTGCTATAGTCGGCATTTAATCTTACATAGTCTTCTATATTACCACCAGTATCTTCCATAAAAGAAATAAGTTTCTCTATGTTTTCTGGTAGTGGCTTTCCAGTTTCTTTAAGCTCTTGTACAGCTTCAATAACTTCCTGAGTTTTTTCTTCTACTTCCTCCTCAGTTACTTCTTGTATTACCGAAATCGTATCCTCTACTTTTTCTTCTTGCTTTTCATTATCCGATCTATCGCTAGGCACATCTGCTGTAGGTTGCTCAACTGTTTCGGTTTGCTCATTTACTGTATCTTTATTTTCTTCAATTGAAGGTATTACTACTTTAGTTACTTCTGGTTCTTCTGCTTTTGGAGCAGATAAGTCAACCTTTATGACCTCATCTTCCTTAACCAACTTCTTCATTGAAGGTCTTTTCTTTACCTTAAATTCGCCTTCTTTTATTACTTCTTTTTCTTCTGACATAATATAATATAATATAAATTAAAAATTAACTTGGGTCAAACTGCTCTAAACCAAACCCTCCGCTTAAGATATCATTACCTGTAGATTCAAAGTTTTTAGGTAAAGAATCATTTTGCCTTTGAGATATTAACTCTGACTGCTGAGTAGCTTGTATTTTAGTTCTTTTATCTTTCCTATCCTCCATTTGAGTTCCTTTAGAAGTTTCTGCTTCTACTCTAAGTTGAGCCAATTGCATGTTATACTCAAACTCAGTAGCCATTAACTCTCTTTTTATCTGAGCCTCTGCTTGAAGTCTTTCTATTTCAAATTGAGACTTAGCTTGCTCTATACTCACTTTCTCAGCGGTTAACGCTTGCTGTTTCTGTACTTCATACATTGCAGCTTTTTCAGCTGATTCTGAGTTAGCCTGTGCTTGTGCCTGTATGTTAGCTTGCTGCGCTTGTTGTGCCGCTGCCTGCTTTTTCTTTCTTCTATCCTTTAGCATTTCATTTGCCAACTGAAGATTTTTTACTTGTCTTATATCTATAGCGTCCTCTAAGTCTATTCCACCAGACTTTAATGCTACCTGTATGTTTTGCTCTAATTGAGCTTTTATTTCATCGTCCGGTTCTAACTCTAAGAATATACCAAAGTCATGTAGGTTTAATTGAGAAATCTCAGATAAAGTTGCAGCATTGAAATTAGTTATACTGTTTTGTAGAGAATTAGCCGTTAGTGCAAACTCTAGTGAATCGGCAACTCTTCTAGATATGTTCTCGCATATTCTAAGAGACAAATAACAACTAGCCTGTAATATGTGTCTAGTTGCTACATTCGACTGATTAGCGGCCATCTTCTGCAACCCGACTAAAGCATCTTTAGCTGGAGCAGAACCATCTCTTGCTTCATTAAGCCCAGTAACATCTCTTATCATTTGCAAGTAATACTGATAAGTCTGAGTTAGTGACTGTATCTTAGCGCTTCCGCTTGATGTTTGTAATTCTTGAATAGGAACCTTTGCTCTATTCATATCACCGTCTTGCGTAAGTGACCTACCTAGAACACTACCAGTTTGGAAATACATGTTAAGTGCTTCGGCTGGGTTGTAGCTTGTTCCATTACCTAAATCAACCTCTGCCAATCCATCAACATCTAAGAATACTCCGTCAGGAACCATTCTAGATAATACCTGTTGCAACTTCAAATGTGTAAGTTGAATCATATCTGCAAAGCTAGTTGTCTTGCTTACAATAGACTCTATTCTGCCTTGGTACATTCTAGGTGCACATATGACATAGTTCATTTCTACTTTAGTAGTATCAGCGAACGGTCTAGTCATATTTTCAGCTAACTCCCACTTTAGCATTGTATTAGTACCTAAAACTTTTGCTCCACTGTATAACACCTCAATGCTTCTTGATACTTTTTTAAATGTATCGTTCTCAGGAGGATTAAATTCGTCTGTCTTTTGTATTGCTTTTTCTAATCCATTAGCACCTTGCTTAATTTTAAATACTTGGTTATTATAAGTTTTGTATTCAAAAAACAAAACCTGAACAGTATTTTGATCATAAGCATTCCAACCAGTAACATACTCCCTGTTACCTGGCATCTTTTCAATTCTTTCTAGCTCTTCGTTTGGTATATTAGGAAACTGCTTTTTTAATTCTGGTATCGTAAGTGCCCTAACCTCGCCAACATAATATATATCTTCAAAGTTTGGGTCATCAGTATAAGAGTAAACCATTCTAGCTGGATCACAATACTCAAGAACAACACCCTCTGCTTTATTCCAAGTGGTTTTAGTTGCACCTATACCTAATACAACTAAATCATGGTTAAATCGTTTTTGTATTTGATCAAACTTATTCTTTGCTAATACTTGATTTATAACCTCTTCTTCAGCAACCTCAATAGACTGCTTGTAATCTAATTGCATGTGTAGAGAAAGCTCCTCTTTAGTTTGAGGAAGATTTTCTGGACTATCAGTATTGAAACTGTTAATACCAATTGCAGCATCGATTGCCATAATCTCTTGCTTTGCTACCATGTCTTGCATTATAGCTTCGGCGTAATCTGTCCTTTTCTTTACAGACTCTGGATCTTGTGCATATGCTTTTATTTGAAATTCTTTCTCAGTAATACCATTAACAACTATATCTACAAATTTAGATATAACTGGAACTATCCCCCAGTCTAAGTTTAAATAAGATAAGTCACCATTAATTGCTAACTCATCTTTGTATTTTTGTACTGGTTGCTCTCCTCTTGCGTAAAGTCTTAATGTGTGAAAATGATTATAATTCTGTGAAAACCTATTTCCCATACCACCTTGCCTGAACCATTCTGATTCTATAGCCCTACCAACTTGCACGCCATACTCAAAGCTTGATTTTTCAGCATCACTAACTACTTGGCTAGGAAATATACTATTTGGGTTTGCGCCTATATTCATTTATTTATTATTTTTGAAAATTCTCCAGTATTATCGTATCTCTTAAGTCCTAGATTTATATTTTTTCGTACCACTTTATTTATTGGTGCATATCTGTTTTTGTTACAGGCCATTATAGCTAAACCTGAGCTTATAGAAGCATCATGACTAGTTCTATTGTTAATATTAAATCTAGCCCAATCTTCTAGCGTTCTCTGAAAGTAAACATCTCCCATCTCATCGTCACCTAGTATTCCTACTAATTCCTCTATATATGTTTCAATAGCAGCGGCATGCGCTTGTTTTATATCTTCACTAGAGTTAGGTATTCCTCCAATCTCTCTTTCTGTTGTAGATAACTTATTTAATAACTTATCTGGTCTGTTCATAGAATACCCTCTGTAACCCCTTCTCTTAAAGTGATATAACAATCTAGGTTTGTTATTTTCCGCTAGTATTGGCATACCATAAAACACGCATGCCATAAGCACATCTTCAAAGAATATCTCAGCAGTTTGTGGTCTAGCTATATATTCTAAAAAGAAATGATTTGAAGGAGCATCCTCCATACTAAACTTAGTTAATCCATGTAGTGCACCATTAGAACCTCTATTATCTACTGTTCCAGATATATCATAACTATCACATCCAAAAGCACCCATGTGCTCATTACCAGGATAATTAACACCGTGTTTTTGTACAACTCTATTTTGTAGACTAACTGGTGGTATCCAACTTATATAAAATCTACCGTTTTTATTAGGCATAAATACTACCCTGGTATCTTTAATTCCACCTTCCCATTGAAAGTTACCTTTTGTAACTAACGTACTAGAAGCCATAGACTCGTTATGGTCTATTTGTTGGTAAATCTTTGTTAGGTTAAATAATGATTCTTTTGCCTCATCTCTGAATGCATGTTGTTCTGTTCTAGGAAACTGTCTGTAAAATTCGTTTAGACCGTCTTGGTCTTGCTTTAAGCCGTTAACTTCATTTTCCCAATAACTTATTACCCCTTGTTTAATAGGTATTCCATACGGGTCGCTAACTGGTTTCTCTGGTGTATCGAAGACAGGCATTCCGTAAGAATCAATGTATCCTTCGTAATTCCATTCCATAGGTATGAACAAAGAATATAATCCAGAAGCAGTTTGTCCGTTACTGTTTCTTTTTTCAACGTCTGAGGCATAATATAATTTTTTAAAATTGCTACCGCCTTTATCTAAGGCATTGCTTGTTGATCCCATCATACACTTGCCAATAATCCTACTACCAAGTCTCAGACAAGTCTTTGTTACTCTCCAATTGTTTAATATGTTATTAGGTCTTTCCCATTTACCAGATTCATCATGAACTAAAAGCTTTAGCTTTTCTCCATCATAAGAGTTGTCTCCTGTATTCTTCCAATCAATTGTAGAGTCCAACCCCTTTATATCTTCAACAGTTTCGTTAACATCAAGCTTTCTTCTAGTAAGCTTTGAAGCAGGAACCCTATATGCTAGCTCTGTCTTCGGTCTATCCATACCATCCTGTATGGGTTTAAAGAAAAAAGGATAGTTAATAGATATAGGTACTATCTTATCAGTAAACATTTTCTTTGCATCAGGCCCTGACTTTGATAACACACCATATCTAGAGTCTGTAGACATTGTAGCGAGGTTAACTGTTTCTCCTGACGACATGAATGAAAATCCACTACGCCTGTTCTTTAAGTAACACATTCCGAAACACCTCGTATCGGCTTTGCATGCTTCCCAAAAGATATAAAACAATCTGTTTGATTCTCTGAAGTCTGCATTTCCAACATCAATCTTTGACCATTGTAAATACATATAATGTGACCCCGTGATATAAGTAGACTTGCCTTTATTAGAAAAGAAAAATCCAGCATCTCTTCTTTCAAATTCTGTTTCGATATAATCGTACCAGTCTTCTTTAAATTCTTCTGGGTACTCCTTCCAGTCAAATATTGTTTTAATTCTGCTTAACTCTTTAGGGTAATCTAACTTACCCCATTTATTTTCTTTAAAGTTGTGAGTTTTAAACTCAGCTGGTAATGCTATTTTAAGATTTTGTATTTCGTATATCTCACCTATTTTACCAGTTTTACTTATAACGACCATATCATGGTCTTCGTCATATCCATACTTCCAGGACTTGACTCTATTTTTCTTTTTTAAAGTACTGGGTTTTATATAGTTATCCAGTACTTTATATAATGTTTGCTCGTACATATTACTCGAACTTTGCTCTACCTTCTGCAAAACCCTTAAACTCGCTTTTCTTTTTTGTGTCGTCTTTAGGTTTATCATCTAGCATGTCTTCTTCCTCTTGTATTCTTTTAAGAATTTCGAAAGCATCGAATATAGCTAGCTTTTTAGTTGCCGCCGCATTCTTTAGTTTATCAGCTGTCAGATCATCATCAGAATCTACAATAGCCTCTTTGGCTACCTTAATCAATTCCTCAACTGCTTTTTGCCCAGCTTGGATTATACTCTTCTTCGTTTCCTTTACGTTCATGCTTCGATACAACGTTAATTAATTTCATACAATATAATAATTCTCCATCTACTACAAACTCAAATTCAGACGTTGGTCTAAAAGAAACTAAATCACCCTCGTAAACGCCAAGGCTTTCTAGTTCTTCATTACCATACTTCAATAAGCCCATAAGAGGCCTCTCTTTACTTGTAATAAAAATATCGCTGTTCACTATAGGTTTTACAAAACAGTAGTCTAAATGAGCTGTATTGGCTCCGTACATATATATCTGCTCTGGTGAGCAAGCGTACATATCTTCTTTTATAAAACTTCTACTGTTTTTTTCATTGCCTCTTATATCATAAAACCTTCTAAAGACGTTGTGGTGAACAACAACTTTGTCACCTATCTTTACATTTGTTTTTATTGATAATGGCAAAGCTACTACCTCAGCAATCTTGCTTATGTTTTTAAACTCCTCTATTTTCGTGTTTACTACAAGATCTACATCTCCGACTTTTACTGTATTATTGTATCTACCGTTTATAGGCTTTACAATAAAATCATGTACGCTTTTCATTAATACTGTAAATCGTACTCCACAGAGATAGCCATGTTAGAATTGAACTTCTTCCAAGGCAATACTTCATCGTTCTTCTTTATGTAAATGTTATAAGAGTTATCTTTCTCATCTAGGAGAATATCAGATATTTCATGACCACCGTACACTTGCTGTGATACAGCGTAATGCATAGCTTCATTTTTGTAATCAGCGCCAATGCTAATTTTCCTTATAACACTTTCCATTATTCGCTAGGGCTTTCCTCAATATCAGTATAACTACCGTCATCAAGATTTATATTAACTCGCCCGTACTTCTCTTCTAGTAATTTTTTGGTATCATTGACTTCTTTGTTTATATCTACCAACACATGAAGTATCTCGTGCTTTTGCATTTCAAGCGTTCCTAAATCTTGCTTAATTTCTGCAATTTTAGTTTGCTGTTCCCTAACTTTCTCTAACTCTTTTTTAGTTATATTCATTATATTAAATTAAATTTGATTATACTCTATTTATTATTACCTAAAGTTTTCCATTTTTCTGCTCCCCTTGAACCAAAGTAAGCAACGTATACTGTCGTAGTTAATGTTTGTAGTAAATTAACCCACCCAGTATCTACGGAAAAACTAGCGGCTTCAATGCTATCAACCCATATTAGGGCTACGGTCATTAAGGTTAAAAATATTAATGACATTGGCCTAGTATTTTTAGATAGCCACGAATCAGACTTCATATCAGCAGCCCAACGCTTACTAACCTCTTTCATTTCTGCCGTGTCCTGGTCTATAAGTCTTAATGCCGTTTCTTTATCTTCAACAGATATAGAATCGTCTTTAGATATTAAATTCTTTACAACGCCAAGTGCACCGTTAGTAGGTAGTATATCGCCCACCATATTTAAAATTCCAGGGGCTTTGTTTTTTAAAAACGCGGCTATCTTTGTATCTTTAAATTTCTTTTTCATTTATTTTTTCATTAGTTTGTCGTGTGCTTTTCCTTTTTTACCACCCTGCCCTTTCTTGAATTTATTATAAACTTTTCTTGCACAAGAAGATGTTCGACCACAAGCCGAGGCATCACGTTGAGCCGTATCACCAGCTTTTTGTACCATATCTTGAACACCACCAGTAGCTAGGCTCTGTCTGTTAAGAGATTGTTTTGTAGATTTTGCTTGGTTCTTGCCAACTTTTTTATGGAATTTTTTTGCCTCCTTAATTTTTCCTTTAAGCTGACTAGCAGTCATTGGATTAGATTTTCTTGCATTAGCAGCCGATTGATCTTGCACCCTTTGAGATGATCTTTCCTCAGCTCTTCTTTGTACTGCAACAGGGTCATTATAAGCAAGCTTTTTAGGTGCCGCAAACATAGTGTTGTCTGCGGTTTCCACTGAAGTTCCTTTTGAGTTCTTTTTCTTCTTGACTACCTTTATCTTATTACCTGTCATCAACAGGCCGTTTGTTACTACATTAGGTCTAAACATTGTACTTTGTATCTTTATATTTAGTTTTTGATTTACTGTAAGCTTCCTTTTCCCAAGGAGAGTTCTTTGGACTAGCCATAGCTATCTTACTATCACTCTTAGAGTAAGTCTTGCCCTTCCAGTATATATTGTTTTCATCATAATCTAAATCACCTCTAGACATCTGATTAATATGCACCATCTCATGGTCAATAACTTCCTTGTGGAACTTAGGGTCTAGCTTATTGTTAACCACTATAGTGCCATTGTTATTACTTTGCCCAAGTACACCCTCCCCTAAATCTGCCTCATAAGTAGGTATAGGTTCTTTTACATAAGGAGGTGATTGTAGTTTAAATGCCATGTTTACTTAATAGTATGCATTTTTTTCATTCGCTGATAGAATTTTTTATCTTCATTCTCAAGATAATTCTCTCTATACGCTTTTGGATTAGCTTTTTCTAATTTTTTATTAAAAAAATTTGCGCCGCTTGATGTAAGCGTATAATTCCCATCGTTTATAGGTACATTTACTGGGCCAAGTGTTTTGTAAATATCGAGCTTTTTACTTTTTTTCTTTATTGGGTCGCCCTTTGATGTCATGCTTATTCCGCTACTCTTCATGTGCTTTTTAATCTGACAACCACCTTTCATATTAATACCGCTCCCCATAGATGTTGCTGCTGCAATTCTGCCTGTAGCAAGTATTTCTTGCATTTCAGGTGACATTTGATCTTCACCGCCTGCTTGAACTCTAGCATTAACATAATTATCTTCAAGTTTAGCTTGCATTTCCTGCATATTCGCCTCATTCTGAGCAATACGAGCATCTCTTTTCTTTCCCATAATTATTTTCTTTTATTTTTTTTAGCTGTTGCACCTGACATATAAACTTTAGACTTCATAGAAGGGCCTCCTTTAGCAGCTTTTTTTACTGCCCCAACTACACCGCCTTTAGCAACTTCTTTTTTAACCTTGCCTCCAATTTCTTTTGCCTTACTTGCAACTTTTGCTCCTCGTTCTTTAGACTTGACCTCGGCTTTTTTAACTCCTGCTTTAACCTTACTACCAGTTTCTTTAACTTTTCCCTTAACCTTGCTTCCAGCTTTCTTTAAAGCCGCTCTTAATTTACCCATGATATTATTTATTTATTTACTATTAACAATTCCATCTTCTTCTTGCTGCTAACCCTCTCTCACTTTTCCAGCCTTTGGACCTAGCACAAAAAGATTTTCTTCTTCCAGCTTCCTTGCTGCCCTTTTTAATTTTAGAAGGGTCTTTAGTTACAGCTGTCTTTAACTTACTGCCTGGATTATCTCTTTTGTATTTAGCAACGCCCTTAGCAGTCATACCACCGCCGGCATCAGTTCCTGTACCTGTAGGATTTGCTTTATTGTAATAACCTAAAGACTTTTTCTTTGAAGGAGCTGGTGGCTTGCTTTTAGCTAAGAAAGGACTGCCGTATTGCGTATAAGGCATTATATTGATTTATATTTAGTTCTACCATTGTGCTTGTAAGCTTTTAGCCGCATATTTCTATTCTCTTCTTCAGAGACATAAGACACATGTATCCAGTCTGGATTCTCATCTGAACCAAATTCCCATATAAGCTGATCATAAGACAAATTGTTTTTGATGAACTCATACATTTCGGCATTAGTCTTGTGGCCGTAAGAATCATCTAAATCAAAAGCTTCGCCTTTACAATGCTGAGAAGTGAAGCTTCCCCCAAGTGCTCTGTTTAATTTTTCAGACCTAAAGAAGCTGTTGATCCGTATAGGACCTCCTACGTACTCTCTAAGCGGCTCAAATATTTCCTCTGACAGTAATGTCATATTAAGTAATTGAGTGGCGTTAGGGTAGTTATCTATGCCCATGCGGCTCGCCGTAGAACTTCTTATACCTTCTTTATATGATATATGTTTACTTATTCTCATACTTCTTCTTTTTATAAAAATAAAACCACTTATATGAAGTATATGCTATTGTTAAGATTAATAAAAATATTTTTAATATTACCTCTATATCTGTCAATGTCATGAACATGACGATACTGCTAAGTAGCCATATCTTCAAATCTGCTACATCCATTAGTTCATGCCTAGACCGCGTGTACCTTCTGCTATCTTAGATATAGGTCCTGATATATAAGCAGGTGCATTATGCGCTAATAGCTTTATACCATTTGCTCCTCTACTAGAACCTTTGCCTTTTGGCATTGAGCTTAAATCTAGAGGTCCATCCCATATTGCATCACTTCCTTGTGCTGGGGCATACATTCGTTTTTCTTTTTTCATAATATTTGTTTTAAAGTCCTCTGGCTGTTTCACTGCCATATATATAATCTGCGTTAGCCTTAGTACTTGGTGAAAAATTTGAATCAGTTGCTACTGCTGGTGCTACAGGCGCTGGTGCCACAGGTGCTATTGGCGGTGTTGCTGCAGGCGTAGCTGCTGGCGTTGACTTACCCATGCCTACTGAGGCCTGCTCTGCAGGTGTAGAACCCTCTAAGTTTGCGGCAGTATCGCCTAATTGATAAAGTACGTTTTTCATAATTATTATTATATTTTAGTTTATGGTTGGAGGTGGAAATCCCATGTTAAATCTATCTTCATTTAATTTATCGTATTTTTTCTCTATCTCTTCCCGCTTCTTAACTGCGTCATAGCTATTGTCTTGTTCACCAGCCCCAACGTTTACTTCAGCTTTTTTTAGTTTCTGTTCATGGTATTTTCTACTTATATCTTTTTCATTTTGGGTAGGATTTTCCTTTTTCTCAGCATTTTCTTTTTGGGTAGCAATCTTAGCATTAGCAAGTGTAAAGTCTAGATTACTAAAAGGTTTTTTTGTTGGTTTTGGTTCAGTTAACTCTTTAGTTGGTGTTGGAACTCCTTCGCCAGGGTCATTAACATTCACGTTAGGATTTTTAACATTAATATTTTTACCAAAAACAGGTTTTGGTGGAACAAGCTTGTTCCAGTTTTCATTATTTAAACTACCACCAAGTGTAAACCTAGTCTTTGGATTAAATGCCCCTGTTCCAGTATTTGTAATATTTGTTATGCTACTACCAGTATCTCCCTCTGGTTTAGTTTCTTCTTTAGCAGCATTCAATCTACGTAATTGATTCTCCTTGAGTTCACTAGCAATGCTCTCACTTCTTGTAGGTTTTACTGATTGTTCCATATCGTAGGTCTCTCTATCAAAAGCATCTAAACCTTCAACTCTTTTCTTTTCTTTTCGCTTTGATAGATACGTGCCTTCTGTTTTAGCTAGTGTTTTAGCAGCTCTTTTCTTTTGGCGATAATCCCACTTAGCTTCTCTACGTTCTGCTCTTGCAGAACCCGCCAAATTTCCTTTTTCTTTTTTTGCTTCTATCTTGCGATCAAAATTGCTAGTAGACCTACCAGCACCCGAGCCAATAAGTTTAGATGCTAGTTGTGCCGCTACATTACCAAGTTGAGCTGCATCACTTCCGCCAACACTAGTAGCTGCTGTTACTCTAGGCTTATACGCAGGAAATAAGTTACTACCCGGGTTACTATAAGAACCCTTAGCTGCTGGAGTCTTTGTCTTGTCTTCTTTAGGTTTATCAGCACTATACACATGAAGCATAGATTTTGTTTTGTATCCCATCTTATAATGATTTATCGTTGTTTACGTTTTTAATTGATTTTATAAGCACCTTGTCTGTGTATTTTTTACCCTTCATTATCGAGTTACGTTTAGTGCTGGTGGGTATATCCTCCTCTCCTAACATAATTCTATAAATCCTATGTATAAGTTGCTTACCTTTAAAAGATACTTTATATACGTTAGACTTAACAGTTGTCCTGTTTCTAGCTGAAAACAAACTTATCCATCCTTGTTCTTTTAACTTAGCCCATCTTCTATTATCCCAACTGTATGAATAAGATCCGTCTATAAAATCAAGTCTGTTAAAAAGGCCAACGCAATCTAGATATATTAATAATTCTAAATCTGCATTGTTCAACCCGTTGTTTTTGCAAGCCCATTGTCGTATTATCCGATAATGCTTTAACAGGTGTAAGTCTCGTACATCGTTGGCCTCTAACTTCCTCATAAAACTACAACAACATCAAACTCTTTTATGACCTTATAAATAGTCTTGTCTATTTCCATATCAAATCCAGCATGTCTATCATAATAGATAGTGTCTCCGTCTTTAACACCTTCGACTAAAGTGCCTATGGTTTTAACCTTAGCTTCTCTATATCTTATATTATCTCTGTGATTTTCAGCTAACAGTAAACCTCCCTTAGTAGATACTTCGCCTTCTTTAACTGGCTCTATTAGTATATATTTTCCTACTGCTTTCATGCTCTTAAGTTATTAATTACACAATCAGTAGCTAGTATCGTATTCGCTACAGAGGCAGCATTCTTCAAAGCACTTTTAGTTACCAATAAAGGATCAACTATTCCTGCGTTAATCATATTTACCATTTTTCCTGTAACCACATTATATCCCTTGCCTTCAACCTTAGGTGCTTCAAAGTCCTGCATCCCTGCGTTTTCCATTATAATATCAAATGGTGCTCTAAGAGCTCTTAGCAATATCTCTTCACCTACGCCCTTAGCTTTAATCTTATCACTAGCATTTAATAGTGCTATTCCACCGCCTGGAAGTATACCTTCTTTGATAGCAGCTTTAGTTGCACATATTGCATCCTCTACTCTATCACTCTTTTCTTTTAATTCAACTTCCGAGTTAGCACCAACTTTAATAACACCAACTTTGCCCGCAAGCCTTGAAAGCCTTTTTTCAAGTTGAATCTTTTTAAAGGGAGCACTAGTTTCTTTAAGCTGTGAATTAATCTTTTTAATAAGATCATCAACGTCATTATTAATGCCTTCAGTTTGTAAGATAGTTTCTTCATTGTCTGTGGTTACCTTTAAGCATGTTCCTAAATAATCTGACTCAATCAGATCCATATCGTCCCCTAATTCCTCATTTATAACCTTAGCTCCAGTTAACGCAGCAAAGTCTTCTAGTATCTGCTTCCTGTTTATGCCGTAATCTGGTGCGTCAACTATATTGGCCTTGATATTACCTTTCATAGCGTTCATTGCCAATGCAGTGATTACCTGCTCATCTGCATCACCGATTATAAGTAATTCTTTCTTTTCCTTGATAATATGCTCAAGTATGCTTTGTATCTTTCTTACGTTAGGTATCTTGTCCTCTACTATAAGTACTAGTGGATTGTTTAATTCGCAAGTACCCTTTTCTTTGTTATTCACAAAGTGCATGCTTTTAAGACCCTTGTTTAAGGTTGCGCCATCAACTATATCTGCAGTTGTTTTTTCATCGTTTGATAGTTCCATGCTAACTACTCCGTTATCACCAACCTTTTCAAACGTACTAGCTATAATATCGCCTAGGTATTTATCATTGTTAGATGATATTGTAGCTACATGATTAAGCATTGATCCTTCGACTGGTTTTGCTTTCTTTTCTAGGTAGCCAACTACCTTATCAACAGCAGAGCTTATACCATCTCTTATTTCTCTAGAATTATAATCCTTTGTATTGAAAGCGATCTTTAGTATAGAGTGTGCTAGTACCGTAGCCGTTGTTGTTCCATCGCCAGCTTCTTTTACGGTTTGCCTAGCAGCTTCCTTTAGAAGCGTTGCACCCATGTTTTCTACAGGATCTAGTAGCGTAATTAAATCTGCTACAGTTACACCATCCTTTGTTATTAATGGTTTGCCAGATGCATCCTCAAGCATAACACATTTACCACTAGCCCCTAATGTAGAGCTAACGGCACGTGTTAATTTTGATACACCTTCAAACACTTTATTTTTACCTTCGTCTCCGAAGTTTAAATTCTTAACGATTCCGTCAGACATATTTTATTAGATTAGATTAGATTATATTGTTACTCCTTTTACCTGGAGATAAGGTTTACGTTAATGCTGCTGTCGCTACAAAAGTGTTTGCTGTTTTACAGATATATATTTTTGAGTCAGATGTATTAAACACCATATCTCCTATTACACCTGAAGTAGGAGCGCCAGCAGTAGTTTTTATTTTAATAAATCCTGCGATGTCTTCGATTTTTACACCTTGGTTATTTGTTCTTGTATTCTTTGGTTGTAAGTCTGTTCCGCTATCGAAACCACTAAATACCGTGCCTAAGTTAATTACTTCGTTTGCCATTTTTTTTGTTGTTTAAGTTTTATGTGTATAATTCTATTATTACCTATTTTATTATTTATTTACTTTATTATATAGATTTTCCATCTGTCTTTCTAGCTTATCAATAAGACTTTTTCTGTTTTCCATATCTAGCTTGAGTAGTTGTATTGCTGTGTCTCTTGCAGAGTCTAGCTCTTTGTTTTCAGATAACTCTTTTTTTATATACCGAACTTCTCTTTCTGCTTTATTGACGAGATATTTTGCTAGAATAGCTCCTAATACTCCCCCACCTCCAAGTCCAGCACCACTATTCATTAACGCATCTATAATCTCTCCACTCATGTTTGGTTGTTGTTTTTGGTTGTTATTTAATATTTAAGTCGGTACTGCTGACAGCGGCTAAAAGGAAACCATCCATGCAGTTAGTCAGGACAATACTTATGGTCTATAACGTAACTTATCTTCTCGGTTTCATACCCAAAATCTACACTCCTTGCTTTAGGTTTTCTTTAGCCCAAGCATTAAAGTCTTTCCGTGTCATAACAACAACTCCATCTACTTCACTATCTTCTCCTTCATAGCCATAGACTATTGAATCGTCTTTTAGGGTTAGTTCATTCCTACTTAGCCAAACGTTGTCTATTGGCAGTTTTGTTTTGTCTGTTGTGTATCCGTAGTATTGCATAGTTGTTTATTTAGTGTGCTACCCACATTCCAGATGCAGGAAAATTTGTTAATGTTCCATCGTTTCCATTTCCACTTGAATCAACTGCTATGGTGTCTGTGCCGCTTTCGTTGAGTTTGTAATAATTGTTACTTGATCCCATTACGGTTGTGAAATCATCACCATTTCCGCTATTATAAAGGGCTGTTACTTGCACTTGCGTAGCTGTTTTTGTCCTATCAACACCAACTTCATCAAGTACCCCATGTAAAAACCTTCCTCCTCCAATACCAACACCCATATTAAAAGTCGTTGGTGCGGTTATAGGTGTTGCGCTTGAAAATGACGTTGTTTCTAAAACACCATTAACATATAATTTAGTTATGCCTAATTCGTAAGTTAGTACAACATGAAACCAAGTACCTAAATTAGAACCTCCAAAATTTGTGGTACTGCTAAAAAGAACATTAGGCCCGTATATATAACCTCCTACTGCACCTGAATTTAACTGAAAGTGGCAAAAATCCGAAGCCGTACTGCTGATTACAGCTTGTAACCCACTAGCACTAGTAAGATTTAGCCATACCGATATAGTTAGGTTAGATGTCGTTGTTCCCCAAGTAGGTAATGAAACATAATCATTAACCCCATCAAAATCTAAAGCATTCCCAAAACCGAAACCGTGTGCTACCCAACAAGTAGATGTATTGAAATTGTTTAGTGTTCCGTCATTACCGTTAGTAGTTGCGTCAACTGCTACACTAGAGCCGCTAACTTCGTTGAAATGATAGTTAATTCTAGCGGAAGGCATTACTTTTAAAAACGAAGCACCATTACCGCCATTATATAAATCGCTAACCTGCGATGAAGATGCTGCGGTAGTTATGTCTAAACCAAACTCATCCATAACTCCTTCAAACCATAACCCCACTCTCCTATAAGAGCCTAGTTGATAAATTCGTATAGTGTCATTTGTTGGGAGGGCTCCCGTTACGCTTTCTACGCCATTCCAATACACCCTGACATCGTTACTACTATCTTTTGTAATACATACATGATGCCATTGATTTAATGTTACGGTAGGTATTGTAAAATTAAGCCTCGATAATGCAGCACTTCCACCAGCAAATTGAACTCTAAATAATGTAGAATTTATAAGGTATAATAAATCGTTTGCTGAAGAGTTATCACCACCTAAACTTACACCTGTTTTGCTCGGTTTTATCCATAACGATATAGTCCATTCAAAAGCAGTAGAAAGTACAGCGGCCCCTGACCCTAAATCAACATAATCATTAACCCCGTCAAACTCTAAGGCATTATCAAAAGCGAAAGGTAATTCAACCCCACCCCCACTCCCAACTCTAATCTTATTATACGGGCTCACTCCCGATGCAGACAAGAACGGCATTACGAATAAGCTATTACAGAACCAGAAGTAATTGTTATATTTTGAAACAACTCACCTTGAGGTGCGGTTATTAAAGTACCTTGCTTTAGAGTAACAGACCCTAGTGCTTGAGTAGTAAGATAATCTATTCCCGTTGCTGCCGTAGAACCATCGCCTCCAGCTATTAAAGCCATTACAGCATCTTCTTGTACTATAAATGCATATGCATTAAGATTAGTGTGGACAGTAGTTGCAGCTAAGTACTTACTACCAAATGTTCCTGCTAATCTATCTTGACCTATTCCTTTACTTGTGTTTGACATGTTATATTATTTTGTTTGTTTTATTTTATGCGTAACCTTGAATTATAGAAGCGTATACTATTCCCTGACTAAACTCGAACGTTATAACATCTACAGCACCAGTTATATTTAAAGTTGGAGCTGATCCGCCTGCCCATATAACTTGTGCGCTATTACTGTCTATCCATTGGCCTACACTAGTATTAGGACTCGTAGTAATAAATAATTTTGAAGTAGTACCATTTGGCATTATAGATATAGTAAAAGTAGTGATTGCATCATCTGCAGATATATTAGCATATGCCCCATTTGCCGCATTAAAAGTAGGTGTAGGATTACCTGAAGCGTCTGGTAACACTTGCTCTTTTAATTGCACTAAAGAAACGTCAAATATACTTCCAGTCATCGTACCACCAGCTTTAGGTAACGCTGCATCAGCAGTAACACCATCAGCGGCTACATCTCTTCCATCAAACGTACTATTAGTAGTTATAGGCCCAGTCATTGCCCCACCAGCTAGTGGTAAGTAGTTTGTGACACCAGTAGTAGACCACGAAGCGGAAGTACCGTTTGACGTTAGTACAGTACCAACACCACCTATAGGTAAAGCATCTGGAACACCGCTAGAATCTCCTACCCAAATATTACCCTGCGGTATATTAGGTAAGTCATTAGACCTCCCGATTGCTGTTATTTGCAAAGCTCCTTGAGCACCTGCTTTTAGTACTATACCTACGTTTTGTATTAATTGGGTTCCAGTAGGTTTTATAGAAGTTAAACCACCGCCACCTTTTACGTATATTTTATCGTTAACTAATGGGTTTGGACCTACAGAAGTTATTGCGTTAACATCAACCGATTCAATAGCACCAACAACCATCATTTCCCCTATACCATTAATAGGCAATGTGCTTGTGACAATACCAATACTAGGCATCTTACTAGGATCATCTGCATCAGCTCTACCTACTGTAGCTATAGAATTACCAGAATCAAATCCTACTACATATACAGGATCACCTTTATCTACAGCTTCAGCCGCTTTTATAGTTTCTACCACCTGCTGAGGTACATACTCTAAAGCTGTAGCCGTGCTATTTACAGCCATAACCTGACTCCTAGTTCCTAGTGCAGTTAAACCTGTTCCTCCGTTAACTACACTTACAAATGTACCTATAGAGACTGTAGCAACTCCACTAGCCACACTAACACTTATTGGGTCTAAACCAATAACATTGGTAATTGCTGTAGACCACGTGTTATCGCCTCTAAGGAATGTAGCTGTGCCTGCTGTACCTGATGCAGATAAATCACCTGTCAATGTAATACTTCCTAATGTTGCAGTATTTGGCGTGAAATTTATGAAAGTACCATTTGTAGCTTGAAATGTTGTAACACCACCACTACCGCCACCTGTTCCTAGTGCAAGTATACTTTTAATCGATGTTCTTCTTGTAATTTTATCCGTACTGTCAATGATTAAGACCTCATCATCTGGTATAGCTTGTGCCTTTACTGGATATGTGTAATTTATTGCCATATTATTTGGTTTTTAGTTTCTTTTGTACTGTCTTTGACAGCTCTTTAGCATGAAATAAGTACTGACTACTAGCTGTATGGTTCTTACCAGACATTAGCTTACCCTTAGCGTCTTTATGTGTGTTAGTACCCCTGTAAAGTGTACCGTCTTTCTTGTAATGTGCAACTCCTTTCATGCCTTTTGTTATTTCTTCCAATTTCCTTCTCTAGCAAACTCTCTGGTTTTCTTTTTTGTTAAAAATTTATACACCTCTCCAGCTTTTCTAGCCTGTTTTCTTGATTGTTTTTTATAACCACCACTGCCATCCTCTGTTATAGAAGGCCACGCAGTTCTTTTATTGTTGTCCACCATATAATGAGTGGATTCTTTATGTCCCTCGTATAGCGGTGCTTTATTGAACGATGTAATTTCACCACTTTCATCTAAACCAAGGTAAGTTTTAGTTGACCTTGCAGAATTGATATGTTTCTTTTTATTAAATAGCCTAAATGCCATGTCTTTTGTTATTTCTTACCTTCTCTTTTAGTTCCGTTACCGTCATTACCTCTGTTTGCGCTTACTGACTTAAACTTCCCGTCTTTATGGTCGTAATCCTTACCTAATAACCATAGCTTACCAAACTTCTTACCGGCAGCTATGCGTTTTTTTTGATTTTCGTTTTTCTTAGCCCTTCTTTCAGGAGTCTTAGCAGCTTTCAAGTCTCTAGCAGCCTTATCTTTTGCTGCCTTAGGGCTTAACTTCTGCTTACTTGCC